CGGTTCTATCACTGCAACAGGTGATATCATCGCATACTACTCAGATGCCAGATTGAAAAACAACCTTGGTAATATCGTAGATGCACTTGATAAGATCAAATCTATCAATGGTGTTTATTATACGCCTAACGAATTAGCGGCTCAGTTCGGTTACACTGACACAAATAAACATGTCGGAGTTATCGCACAAGAAATCCAAGCAGTATTGCCTGAGATTATCAAAGCTGCTCCATTCGATACCGATGAAAATGGAAACAGTATTAGTGGTGAAAACTACATTACGGTTCAATACGAAAAAATCGTACCATTGTTAATCGAAGGTATCAAAGCACTTGCGGCTAAAGTTGAAGAACTTGAGAATAAACAAAATAGTTAATCTCAATATAAATAACAAGCCATAAGCTTAAACTAAGAGCTCAGTCCAAAAGGCTGAGCTCTTTTTTATTGTGATAAATAAACTACTAAAGATTATAATATGCAATACGTTCAACCACACAACACACCAGATAATTATTACTGGTATAGCAATATCTTCACTGATATTGAATTAGATAAAATTGAAAAAGATTTAGCTGTAGTATCTTCAGCCAAAGCAAAGCTTGGCGATGAAGGAGAAGAAAGCAGTAAAGAAATTAGAAGTTCTAGAATTAAATGGATTCCAAAAGATCAAAAATGGATTTGGTTATACGAAAAATTAACCAAGCTTGCAGCAACTGCAAATAATGCAATTTGGCATTTTGATCTATATTCTGCAACTGAATTAATTCAATACACTGAATATTATGCAGAAGAAGGTGGACATTACACATGGCACATGGATTGTGGACCAGGTAATATGTCACATCGTAAAATTTCGATCACCGTTCAAATGAGTGATACCGAAGAATACGAAGGTGGAGATTTAGAACTTTGGTTTGGTGGAAATGAACCGAAACAAGGTCCAAGAGGTAAAGGAGTCGGAGTCTTATTTCCTTCTTATGTGCTACATAGAGTAACTCCGGTTACAAAAGGCTTAAGAAAGTCATTGGTTCTTTGGGTTGGTGGATCACACTTTAAATAATCACATTTAAATATTTTAAATATGGCACACGAGACATTTGATGCGTCTACAAGGATGTATGTCGATAAAGTTCATCAGAATAAAGATACCTATGAAATACAGGGTTGGATCTTTAATATTTATAGAGAAATAGAAAAGTTTGTAATTGATACCCGAGAAATTTCATATATTAAATTTCTGAGAACTGATGTGAAAGATGCGTATCCTCTATTAGGCAATACAATGATAGGATTTAAAATAACTATCAATGCTAATGAAATTGATAAACCTTTTAGCATACAACTTAAAGAAAGCACTACGTTAATTAAGATATTGGATTCATTTAAATTTTGGATCGCGTATTATTCTGGATTTAATAGGGATCACAAAGATCTTATTGTTGTAGATAATTTTTATGCGGATCCAGATTTGATTAGAGATTATGCTATTAATAATTTAGAGTACAAGGATTCTGATTATCATAAAGGTAAACGTACAAAAGGAAATGCATTTATTTTGAATGGTACCAAAGAGAAGTTTGAAAAGATTATAGGTCGTAAGGTAACTAATTGGAATCATCCAAGATATGCTAATGGAGTTTTTCAATATTGTACAGCACAAGATCCTATCGTGTATCATGTAGATACTCAAACATACGCAGCAATGGTATTTTTAACTCCAGATGCTCCAGTTAATACTGGAACTGCATTCTATAAGAGCAAGTATACAGGTGCTACAATATTTGAAAATGTAGATGATTCAAATCAAAAAGAATTCAATGATACATTTAAAGGTCTTAGCAATGAATTAAACTTCTATGATAGCACCCAATATGAATTAATGGATGAGGTTGCAAATGTCTATAACAGATTGGTTCTCTTTAATTCCAAAAGAATTCATGCAGCTACCAAATATTTCGGAGATGCAATCAACAATGCCAGATTTTTTCAACTATTTTTCTTTGACGTAGAATAATTTATATGAAAGTAAGAAATCCAAGGATTCTATTTATCGGTGAAGGGACTCCAGTCCTAACAACAAATAATCCAGTGTACTATGAATCTTCTGAACTTGAGGTTGAGTATATTAATAATGATGATGAAATATTTCAAGTCATTAATCGATTTAAACCCGATGCGATATTATCGTGTGTTCAAGATGAATCAAGTTTGCCAAAGCTATTTGTAGCTCCTTTAGAAATTAGAAGGAAATGGATAAACGTTAAAGAGCAATCATCACTCATGGGAGATATGGCATATCGAGTTGCAATGCACGATATTCTAAATATTACCGATAGAAAGGAATTGATTTCGTTCTTTACTCCAATATACAATACCAAAGAAAAACTATACAAAACTTACGAATCTCTTAAAAACCAAACCCACAATAATTGGGAATGGGTGATGGTGAACGATTCAAATGATGATGGTATAACATTAAAGATCGCAGAAGATTTAGCAGATAAAGATACTAGGGTTAGAGTTTATGATTTTAAAGAAAAAAGTGGCGGTTTGATAGGAGAGGTTAAGTGGCGAGCAGCATGCATGTGTAAAGGTGAAATATTGGCAGAGCTGGATCATGATGACCTATTGACTCCTGATTGTGCAGAACACTTATATAAAGCGTCTCAGATGTTTCCAGATGCCGGATTCTTTTATTCAGATGCACCTGAAGTTTCAATTGATTGGAAATCTAATATTTATGGAGAAGGTTTTGCGCTTGGATATGGAACATATAGAACTGACTATGTTATGGGTCATGAGGTACAATCTTCGATTACTCCTCCTATAAATCCTAAAACAATTAGACATATTGTTGGAGTTCCAAATCATATTAGAGCATGGAGGCGTTCAACCTATTTTGAGATTGGTGGACATGCTCGTGGATTAACTATAGCAGATGATTATGAGTTAATCATAAGAACTTTTCTTAATACAAAAATGGTTCATATACCGAAAACCCTTTATATTCAATTTTTATATAATGATGGAACTGAAATGAATACGCAAGATCGTACTAGAGCTGATATTCAACGAAGAGTCAAAACAATCATGCTCTATTATAACGAGAAAATTGTAAAAAGATTTAAAGAGCTTGGAGTTAAAGATTGGGCATACGAACAAAATCCTCACCATCCAATAGATACTCCATCAATATATGGAGAAGAACAAGGCGCTGTGAATTTAGTTTATAACGGTTGATCTAATTCTAAGATTCTATCCAAATGAGCTTGATCGATTTTGGATCTTATACTATTACATAAAAAAATAAAGGTTGGATCTCCATTTTTTATAAATGCTTTATCGGTACCGATGTGTTTAAATTTAAAATTTGCATCATCAACATGCCATATTCCATCAGGATTCATCACATTTATAAATCCTTGCTTTGAAGATTTAAATTCATTTTTAATCAATGGAACGTGTTTAACACCAAGATGTAACGCAAGTTGCTTTAATATTTTTTGTTCGGCAAAAGTTAGATAGCTTGTACCCTTTACTCCCATTTCAGAAAATTCTTCGATACATGCCAAAGAATACTTTGCATATTCTAACTGAAATTCGATATCATTAAAAGAAAGATATGAAACATTAGCAGCATCTAGGCTTTTACTTCTTTTTAAAAAATCTGGAATGTTATTTAATTTTTTAACATCTGGATTAGTTCCTCCAAAATATGATTGAGTTCCATTTTCATCGTATGAATAAACAAAAGCGGAATCCTTTCCAAGTTCTGTCAAATTAGTGTATGTTATAAAGTCATAATCAACCAATGTAACCGGTTCAGTTTGATTAATTAATACTCTTAATTTAGAAGATGCCCAATAAGATCTCTTATCAATCACAGTCTCTTGGTCTATTATGTTGGTATGAATTTCATCCCATAGATCCAAGACTCCTAGGTTGCTTAGGACTGCCAAGGTCATTGAATCCGTATGCAGCGCGTTATTGGTTTCATTGTATCTTTTCCAATTGATGACACTTGAAAGCAGCATTAAAATTTTAACGCTGGTATAAAACTCACGATTTCCATCGACATTCTCTAAAACCCAGATAGCTTTTCTCATCGATTTATATATAGAGATGAGAATATATACAACATGAAGAAATCTCTAACTAAAATAATGATGTTCGAACAGTTTATGCAGGAAGCATATGTTCGTGAAGAATTTCAGAAGGTAATGATTACCAGAAGAAAAAGACTTAAGAATTCATTTATCACTGGCCCAGACTATTCAACCCGAGATTATTGGGTAATTGCCGTTAGAGATGACAAGGATTCATCGATCAAGAAAGATTTACCAGTTTTAAATTACGATACTGAGACCCTACAAAAGTTCTTAAAATCTGGAGCTATTAGAGAGAAACAAGTTTATAATTGGATTGATGCAAAAAAGAGAGTAGCATCCAAATCAGAATTTTATAAATTACACGCAAAAAGTCCATACATCATTCCAACTGTATTTGATCCAAAGGACATTAGTGAATTAAAGTTTCCGATAGTTGCAAAACCGGATAACAATCATAGCGGATTAGGAATTCAAGTGTTTGATACGCAAGAAGACATGGATAAAGCAGATCTACGTCAATTTACTTCTTTTGGTGAAAAGATCGATATCAAACAGGAATATAGATTCTTTCTATGGAGAGGAGAGATATTACAATGGTGTACTAGAATACCGATGGATGAAGAGACCGAAGATATCGGTGAAAAGGATCCTGAGGATGAAACAAACTTTGGATATACTTTAATGAAGGGTTCACCTTCTGATGCATTCTTAAAAGCATGCGATTATTTTATCGAGCAACATTATGACTTAGACTTTTATGCGATCGATATCGCAGTGGATAAGAAGGATAAGATCTACGTGTTCGAAATGAATTCAGAACCTGGAGCCTTATTTGGAGTAATGTCGATGGTGTACCAAAGAATCTACCAAGATTATTACCAAACTCAAATTTCTGGAGATACTGAAAAGTTATTGAAAGAATTTAGAGATGCAGATATTAAACAGAACATGAAACAAAATCCAAACTGGAAAGTACAAAAATAATGGGATATCCAAATAACAATTGCATGGTTATAACAGTCCACGTACATCACATGCAAATAGATGAACTTTTCGATTTTCTAAATGATAGAATCGAAGAGACCCCTCCGTATTGGTTCTCCGAGAGTGAAGCCCCCTACTCAGTCACAGGAGGATATGTTGCAGTAACTATTAATTACGAGCAATTTTGCAAAATAAGACAATCCCATACTTGGGATGATCAAACAGGAACAAGTTTTTAAAAAAATATTGAAAAATATTTTTTAGTTTGAAAAATTTGTTTTATATTTGTCTTATAAATTAATTCTTATGGCAAAAAAAGAAGCAAGACCTATTAACGTTGCAAATCCTAAAGTTGGCAAGGAATATGAATTTCTATTCGGTGGTTTTTCACAAAGAGTAGGAGTTTTAGCCTCAGTCAATGAAGATCTAACCAAACATTATGGTTATAAATGGTACAGTTTCCACGTACCAGCCGATCCAGCAGACGCTAAGAAATTAAATAGAGCGTATTGGATCTATCCTTGCTCAATTTTTGACATCATTAAAGAAGCGTAATATGTATAAAGTAGAAGAGTTAAAAACAATGTTGTTTATTGACATTGAAACTGCGTCATCGCACGCAGATTATAATGAGTGGTTGGATTCATTACCAAGCAATTCTAATATGAAGAGCTGGTGGGATGAAAAATGTAAAGCAATTCGGCAAGAGAGACCTGATCTCATTAAGCTTAATGAAGAAGGTTTATATAACACACAGTCGCCATTATATCCAGAATGGGCAAGATTGGTTTGCATCTCAATGGGTCAAATCAAATTTAATGAATTGGATGAACCTGTAGATTTCAAAGTAAGAACTTTCAGTGGAGATGAAAAACAAATGTTGGAAGAATTCTTAGGAGTCCTAGGAACTATCTTTTCAAAGGTTCCATCGATTAAAATCGTAGGACACTACATTAAAGGATTCGATATACCTTTTATTTGTAGAAAGGCAATGATGTTAGGAGTTAAATTGCCACATCAGTTGCATATGCAAAAAATCAAACCATGGGATAACTGTTTATTAGATACCGCAGAGATCTGGAAGTTTGGTGGTTGGACCTCTGCAAAACTAGGAGTTGTATGCGAATCACTGGGGATCCCATCGCCAAAGGAACAGATGGAAGGTGGTGAAGTATCTTCAAACTATTGGAAGGGTAACCTGGATCAAATTATACAATACTGCGAAAGAGACGTCAAAGCGACTGGAAATGTCTTATTAAGATTAAGTGGTATGACAGTTTTACCATTTGAATCTTAAAAGTATGACAATATGTCATTTTTATATTAATTTATATTGAATGGCACAGTTTTTATAGGTATATTAGTAATGGAATAATCCAGAAAATTAAAACTTAAAAAATATGTTTTCACTATTTAACACTAGAACCAGCGACCTGCATGATTTAGAAAGATTATTAACGTATGATCCAATAGGATGGAAAAAAACAACGACCACGTATTCTTATCCGTCTTATACTGTTCATGATGATTCGATAATATTTATCGTACCAGGATATTCTCAAGAAGAATTAAACATCGAAATTGAAAATGATTTACTGAAAATTTCAGCAGAAATCAAATCAGAAGACGAAACCTTTTATAAAAGAAGCTTTGAAACATCATTTAAAATTAAAAATTTAAATAAGGTTGAAGCATCTTTGATTAATGGAATATTGACAATTGGATTTGAATCTGTTAAACCAGAAAAAACTGTAAAAAAGGTTAAAATTTCTTAAAATAAATTTTACCGTATCAGATAAATTGTTTATATTTACATAAATTAAATAAATAACTTATGATTGACGATTTTAACGACGACTTTTTTGATGACGAAGATGGCTTTGAAGAAAATTTCAATGACAATGAATTTCCAGATGACTTCTCTTCAGAAGACAAAATGAAAGCAAATGAAATCTTTGAAAAGGCGATCGATGGATATGTTAGGTTTAATTACGAAACCATACAAATGCACGGTTTAGACATCAATGCTACAAGACAAATGGTTAATTTGGATCCTGAAGCAATGGTAAAATTAAAGGCAACTCTGGAATTTATGATGAACTATTTCGTAAAGACCGAAGAGTACGAAAAGTGTTCGATTCTTAGAGATTACCTTGAACAAATTTAGAGATTTTATGGTAGTGATATGATATGGGTTCCGAAAGGAACCCATTCTTGTAAACAAAGAAAGCCGAATATATAAAATAGATTAAAATATTACAATATTATGTCAGATAAAAAAGTAAAATTGCCCGCTAAAGTTCCAAAGGGATGGACCACAGCCCTGGCATCTCCAAAGAGCAAGAACACAGTCTCTCCTATTACCGAATCAACCGCTCAAGAACTAGCCAAACAACTTAAACGAGTTGCCGATTTAATGGAACGTCAGCAAAAAATCGATATCGTTACCGGTACCAGAGAAAAGATACAAGAGGCTATTGACAGACGTAAAAACGAGAAATAATGAGTCACTACAACACATTAGGAGTTAGTGATGCTGCAACGCAGGATGAAATCAAGCGTGCATACCGAAATCTGGCAAAGGAATTCCATCCTGATAAAAATCCAGATGCAAATACCAAAGTCAGATTTCAACAGATCCAAGAAGCTTATAGCGTCTTAAGTGATCCAAATAAAAAGGCAACTTACGATCGTACACAAAGCGGTCCGTCCCTTGAAGATCTGCTAAAGAACTTTAATTTCGGCAGTAATTTTGCCGGAGACTTCGATAACATATTTGGAAACCGAGGAAACAAGGGTCCGGACGTCAAGGTTTCGGCTCAATTGTCCATCTACGACGTGATCTATGGCGCGCAACGAGTGTTTGACATGGGATACGATAAGATAAACATCAATTTTCCAAAAGGAGTGAAGAACGGAATGATATTTAAGTACCCGCAAAGAGGTCAATATCACCCAATGAACAGTAACGCTCCCAGGGGTGATCTAATTGTCACGGTTACAATTATACCAAGTGAACAATTTATCATACAAGGGAATGATATATGGTTCGAAACCAATGTCAGGTTCTATGATATGATATTGGGTACTACCGCAGAAATTACGGCTCCAACCGGAAAAATATCATTTAAGATACCTCCGAAATCAGGACCTGGAAAAGTACTTAGAATTCCAGGAAAAGGACTACCAATATACAATACGCACGAATCGGGTTCGATTCTTGTAAAACTAAACACAACATTCCACGGCCTAAATGATGCTCAAATTGAGCTGATACATAAAATAAAGGAAGTTGAAAGTGGAACAGTATGATGATATACTAGATGGAAATAATCCAAACCAATTCTTTAGTTATTTAGCAACATTAAATCAGGCGCAAATGATGGAAATCACATATCGCGCATTGATTGAAAAAAAGATGGGTGCTCTACAAGATGGAAATGTACCTCGAGAAACTCAAATTGAAGCATTAGATATATTAATAAAATGGTTTGAATCTCGCGAAGAATATGAAAAGTGTCACAACCTTAAAAAAATTATTGAAACTCTATGATTATAGTTAATATCAAAGACGGTAATATTGAAAAAGCTCTAAAGGAATACAAAAGAAAGGTTCTTAAAACTAAGCAAACCCAAGAGCTACAAAAAAGAAAAGAGTTCGAAAAACCAAGTGTTATCAATAGAACTCAGAACCTTAAAGCAATCTACAAACAACAAAAACAACAAAACATAGACTAATCAGGGATTTTGTTACATTTTATTAACGTAATAAAATATCCGAAATTGTTGTATTATTTGTTCGGCTGTAATATATACCTCGAACAACGGTATACAGCCACAAAAAGAAAGAACAGACTGGTAATGAATTATATGTCTAACGAAGAAAAAGATAGCCTAATGAGATCTAGTTACTACAATGTAACTAGAAACTTTACCAAGACTGTGAACAGGTTTATTGCATTCCAAGATGGTAAGAATACCATCGAAATCCCACACGGAACTGGTCAACGATCAAAATTTATAGATTTATTGGTTGAGTACTTTGAAGACTTGGAAGAGTATGAAAAGTGCGAAAAACTGATGAAGCTCAAGGATCTTGTTATAATGGCAGGAGACTAAAAAATAGATAAAATGCATGGCATCATCTAAAAATCAAAAGAACAGCAGTCAGAAGGAAACAACCAATCACGTACAATTAAGGCAATCTCAAATTAATTATGTCGATACGGTTTTAGAGAATGATATTACATTTTGTTATGGACCAGCAGGTACCTCTAAAACTTTTACAGCATGCTATGTAGCACTCCAATTATTACAAGAACAGAAAATTAAAAGAATTATTTTATGTAAGCCCATTCAAGAGGCTGGAGAGAAACTTGGTTTTTTACCAGGAACGATCGATGAGAAGGTGGATCCCTACATGAAATCTTATAAATCCAATATTGAAAAAATCATAGGCTTCTCTCAGACTGAAACCCTATTCGGAAAAGGCATTATTGAATTTCAACCGCTCGCATACATGAGAGGTGATACATTCGATGATGCATTGATGATCCTTGATGAAGCGCAAAACGCCGATTATAAACAATTGATGCTTTTTGTTACCAGAATGGGTAAGGATTCTAAAGTGATAGTTGCTGGAGACGTAAGTCAACACGACATCGCTAAATCAAAGGTATCTCTGCCGTCGTTCATGGATATGTTGAAAGGAATTAAAGGAATCGGAACACATATCTTTGGCGAAAAAGATATTGTAAGAGCTAAAATTCTACAAGACGTTGTTAACCGCTATGAAAAGTGGAAAGATGAGAACGGTAAGTAAACTTTTACACATATTTTCATATAAGATTAAATACTTAATTTACGTATATGCCAAAATTGATCTTATTGAAATCGCAGTTTAACGAGAACACAAGCATTATAGAGGTTGGACTCGATGAGGCTGGAAGAGGAGCTTTAGCAGGACCGGTTACCGTTGCAGCATGCATAATGCCCATTGGATTCCAACACCCAGCGATAAGAGATTCTAAATTGCTTTCTGAACCACAGAAGGCAGAATCTTATAAAGTGGTAATGGATAATGTGATCGCATGGTCTTGTGTCCATATAGAACCTGAAATGATCGAGAAGATCAACATTTTAAATGCAACGATGCATGGAATGAAGAAATGTTTGGATAGTTTAACAGAACAAAACCAACAATTTGATTTTATTATTGTCGATGGAGATCAATTTCACGGCTATCATGATTATAAATATCAAACAATAGTCGGTGGAGACAATAAATATACTGCCATCGCTGCGGCTTCGATCATAGCAAAGGTAAAACATGATGAATGGATGAGAAACGAAGAAGAGGGTAAGATTTATGGATGGGCTTCGAACAAGGGATATGGTACTGCAGCGCACATTAATGCAATTAAAACATTAGGTCCTAGTAAAAATCATAGAATGAGTTTCATATCGCATCTGTTAACAAAAACAGAACAATTATTCTAATGAACAATTTAACTATTGGATTTCTCTATATGGCTTTCGCGCAAATTTTGGTGTGGTTTCAAAGTTATGGACAGTTCATCTATCCTAAATTTAAAGAACATCCGTTTATCGTATCACTTATATTCGGTACCTCTGCGTCCTATATGTTTATTCAATCAGTACAATATATTGCCCTACACTTTAAAGGAGAGCTTTGGCCTGCAAGATTTTTAGGTCAAGCTACTGGAATGGTAATCTTTGCCGTAATGACTTGGATCCTAATGGATGAAGGTCTTAATACAAAAACTATGGTTTCTTTAGGAATCGCAGCTATTTTAATTGCGGTCCAGTTGCTTTGGAAATAATTTAAAACTTTTTTTAAAAATAGTTGTGCCCAGATTTTTTAATCTGGGCATTTTTGTTTATATTTGCATATCATTAAAAACTAAAACAAAAAATGAACAACTTAGAAATTAACATCAATGAAATCGAATGCAACGGATCTACCTACATTCCTAACATCCAAACCAATAGCCAAACGGCATCAGTGCAGACTGCAGTTAGTCTTTATCGAATGAGATATTCAGATCAAGAAATATTCGATACATTTCCTGCTGGAGAAGATTATTATAGAGGCTATAGATTTACAGATGATAGTACAGTTGCAGGTAGAGCAGTTTCAGCAGTATTAAATTATCTACAACCTAAAGTTCCTGCTGAAAATCTACAAGATGAATTTAATCGATTCTTTGAAAACATAAATGGAACAAACATGGACTTTTTAATCTTAGATGCTTTTAGAGACTGTGCAGCTGCAGATTACTATTACGAATTTGAAAAAGAATATTAATAATGAGCAACTTAAATTTGGGTTATTGTTGCATTAATCTTACGTTACAAGAATCAAAAAACTTGACGACCAATAGATCGATGATCAGAAAAACTTTCAACGATAAAGGCATCAAGTACTCTTCAGAACTCACTCTTAAAAACGTCGAAGACCTCGAAAAGGTAATTCAATGGAACATTCAACGAGGTATCAAAGTGTACCGAATGTCAAGCGATATGGTTCCGTGGATGTCAGAATATGAGTTAACCGATCTTCCAGACTTCAAAAAGATTCAGGTCATATTAGAACGTATCGGTGATACGGTACAAAAAAATGGTGTAAGACTTACGTTCCATCCTGGACCCTTTAACGTATTGGCATCTCCAAAGCCGCAAGTTGTTCAAAAAGCATACAAAGAACTGTGTCAGCATGGTCAGATATTGGATCTGATGGGTCTGCCACGAACACCTTATTATCCAATCAATATTCATATTGGTGGTGCTTATGGCGACAAAGAGAAGACAATCAGGACATTCTGCGACAACTTCCAGCTGTTGGATGATACTGCAAAGAAAAGATTGGTGATCGAGAATGATGACAAGGCTTCGATGTACACGGTAGAAGACCTATACGAAGGAATCTATAAGAACATTGGAATTCCGATCACATTCGATTTTCTGCATCATCAATGCAACCCAGGTAACCTTACCGAAGCAGAAGCCCTTGGACTGGCATTCAAATCATGGGACAGCAGCATTATTCCAATAACGCACTATTCATCGTCGAAGAAAATTAACGAAGACGAAGATTCTATCTTCAGGGCTCATGCCGATTACATCTACGAAGAAATCAATACACACGGATATTTGATTGATATAGAATTAGAATCAAAGGCAAAAGAACTTGCACTGCTTAAGTACAGAAAAGATTTTGAAAATAGTTTATAAAATATTTTACCGTGTCATAGAAATTGTTTATATTACATTATAATTAAAAACAAACAATATGAATATTCAAACTAAAAATTTCAAAAGTCGTCTTAAAGAAGGACAACACGGTTATATCACTCAATCTATTTTAGATTTTGTTCAGTTAAATGGTCCAGTTCGATATAAAACAATGGATGAATTCTATCAAGTAGAATTAAGAGGTCAACTGAATTATGGACGTAGCAGTTCGCTCAATCATCATTTAGAAAACTTAATAGTTCCTAAAAGAAACCGTAGATGTAAAAGATATTTGGTTAAAAGAAGTGATGGTTTGTACGTAATAGGTCATATTTTTACTGGTACTGATTTAATTAAAAAATAAATTTTACCGTGTCAGAAAAAATGTTTATATTTACATATCATTAAAACAAACAATATGAATTATTCTCAAATCAAATCAGCTCTATCTAATCTTTCTAGCGCTGAACTCTCTCAACTTAATGTTGATGTTATCGAAGTTATTAAATTGCGTCGTAGAACTGAAGCTGGTTCGGTTAAAAGAACTATCAGTTATGGTTCAGTGGTAGTGGTTAACCATCCTAAAGCGGCTGGTAAAACTTTCACGGTAAACGAAATCAAACGTACCAAAGCAGTATTAGTTGATAACGATACTAACCAAAGGATCAGTGCCCCTCTTAGTTTAATCTCATCAAAATACTAATTATGAAAAAAAATATCTTAATCGCATTAGGTGCAATTTTATTAGCATCATGCCAAAAGGAAGGTTTGCCTTTATCAAACACAAGTACTCAACAAACTGCAGCCCTATTAGCATCTGGAAATAAATCTGGAAGCAGCATTAAATCTTCAAATCTTCCTGATACTACGAAGATAAAGCAACTTGGATTACTTTCAAATGTTTCAATGTCATCATCAAATTTGACATCTGCAACTTCTGAAGGTTCTGCAAGTATTGACGTTCAACTTGGAATGTCGGATACGTCTTATAGTTTATCCAAAATTAATGGATGGGACTTTACGAAATTAGCTCTTCCATTTGCATTACCGCATTGGAGCGATACTGTGGCTCTAAATGATTGGATGCCCGACAGTACGTTATATTTGATTAGTGGTAACATCGATCCAATGAACGGATGGCCATATCTATATGCTGCTTTTAAAAATAGACCAGCTGATGATTCATATATGATTATAAAGAAGGCACTATTTGCAACAATGGGTAATTATGAACTTTTTCCAGGAGATCCAGGAAATTCTACCAATTATGCGTCTTCTTTAAATTCGATGAAATGGATCTCTGCGATCTATATGCAAAATCAAATTATTAATCATAACGGTAAGATTGGAATCTTAAATTATGTAGATAATGATGCATGGGTAACAAATGCAGCCGGAGTTTCAACAAGAGTATACAATTCATCTGATAATCAAATGGGAAGTTCATTAGAACCAGTTTGGTTGGTCGGAGATATTTACCGAAGGAGCTTAGAATTAGGAGGATCCTCAGTTTTACCAGATGCTGTGCACAATGCTGCAATATGGTACTATGCTGGTTGGATTACTAACTATGGAATGACGACAAGTACCGCAGGAGCTCCAGGAACCATCGTAAGTAACAATGAATATCAAACAAAATCGATTAGCCAATATATTTCTAGATATGGATATGCTCAATTGGCAACTGCTATTGCATTAAAAAGCATGGTAAATAGACCAAAGAATGTATACAATATGTATGATGATTTAAGATCTGTCTCAGCATTCGGTGAACCAAACTATTACAATCAAGCAATGAGCTTTGGACTGAAATACATTTTAAATAACTTAACAAATAATTATCAATCAATGATATTAAATAATGATGATAAAACGGCAGCTTTATCAGCATTGAATGAAGCTTTAGGTTATATTACTTTTGATGCAGCGCAATCACCAAACAAGACACAATTTATAACGCAAATCAATCAAATTATTTCGATTGTTCAAGGAATGTAATTGAAACCTTTTAATCTTTTTAAATATTAATCCTATGTCAAAATTATTATTATCTGCCCTAAAAGCAAAATACGAAGCTGAAAAAGCTGAAGCAATGGCAAACATTGAAAACCTAATAAATAATTCTCACAATAGCGCTTCAATTGTACGAGCATGTGACCGTTATATTGATGAATTTGTAAATGCCGATAAAAAATTAAATACGCTTAGCATAATATTTACGGTTAAACAGACCGATACAAGCGAATAGATCAATTTACCTATCACAATTCCAGGCCCTATCGAAAGGTAGGGTCTTTTTGTGTTTGATATATAACTATATGTCAAAAAATGATTCATATTCTGACTATCCTAAAGCAGCTTCTAAAAATGCGAAAAAGGCAATAGATTGGAAGGAAAAGTACGGTAGAGACGAAGTCACTGCTGGAACCGAAGTGGGTTGGCAAAGAGCCCATCAACTTGCAAAGGGAGAAGCTCTCTCAAGAGATGTTGTTTCAAGAATGGCGCAGTTTAATCGTCATCGTAAAAACTCATCAATAGCTCCAGAGCACAAAGACGAACCATGGAAAGACAATGGATACGTTGCATGGCTTATTTGGGGAGGAGATGAAGGCGTGGATTGGGCAATGAAGAAAATGGATCAAATAAAAAAAGAAGAGGATGCAATGGATGAATCTATACAAGCTAACGAGGCAGCTACACAGCATATGAGCAAAACTGCACGTCTTCAAAAGAAAATGACTGACATTGCTGATAAAACCAATTCAATCAAAGATAAAATCAAAAGTATCGATTTTAAAATGAAATCTGACAAGCATGCTGAAAAGAATAAAGATGTTCAGGCCGTAAGCAAGATTGAAATTGAAAAGAACAAATTAAAATTACAGATTTTAAATTTAGATAAGAAGGCAACGACAGTTAAGATGAAATCATCTAATGAAAGTTGGATGCCAACATTTGAATCATTTGTTCAAACATATTATAATAATGTAGATGAAACGTATTAAACTATTTGAAGAATTTCAGTCCGATAAAAAATTAAAGATTGGAATCTATCATGACAAGGGTGTTAAAAAATCTACAATCCAAGTTTGGGATGATTTTCTAGATAAGTTTTTTAGCGTTACTCCATTTAAATTAGACTCTGATAACTTTAAATTAGATAATTTTAAAGACTTAGATCTATTAATCATACCGGGCGGTAAAGCATATGAAGAAAGCTTGGGAATCTCAGAAGATGGAAAACAAGACCTAAAGAATTGGATTTCTGACGGTGGTAAACTTTTGGCAGTCTGTGCAGGTTATCATTTGATCGCAGGTGGGCATGATTGGTCCCTTAATTTAATTCCATTAAAGAGATTGGATTACCAAGAAGAATATCTGACACATGATGTTGTATATCTAAATTTTGAAATTACTGCATTCGGCAAGCAAGTTTTTGAGGCTTCTGATCCTATTGTGAATCTATACTATCATGGTGGTCCGATCATGCAATACGAAGAGGATGGAGAATTTAAAGTGTTATTAAAATTTGCAGAGGAGGTTCCTCATATCAAGCAGCATCCAGATTTTGTAAAGGGTTCGATTGCTGGACTTTGGGCTCCATTTGGACTAGGCGAGATCATTGCAATTAGTCCTCATATTGAAAAGACACTTTCACAACAAAAACTATTGGCATCCGCTGCTAGGTACTTGATTAACCGAAACGGGCAACTTAGATAATTGTCGAGAACATAGATATATAAATCCTTAGAACATAATAAAATAATCACAAAAAAATTTAAAAGTATGGCAAGTTTAAAATCATTTGATCAGTTTGTTTCAGAAATGGACAGAACTGAAGAAATAGAAAAAGACATTATGGATATGGGTACTCCTGATGTTAAATCAGAAAAAGAGGCTGACGCTGAAGCTGAAACAGTTCAACAAAAGAACGAGGCTAAAGACGAAAGCGGCATCCCTGCAGAAAAATTAGACGGTAAAACTAAAGACGTTTCTGGTAAGATCAAATTCGACGGTAAAATTGTTGATCAATCTGCACATGACGATTCAGCTGAATTAAATAAAGACCTTAAGAACGACATCAAAGGCGATGTGGTTGCTAAAGAGGTAAATGAAGACGAAGACGCTGAAAAAAAAACTGAAGTAGAGGAACCAAAGGACGAGCCTAAAAGAACTGTATCTGAACTTTTGAAAGAATGTTACGAACAGGTTAAAAACGAGGCTAAAGTATGGGAAGAAGACGATCATGATGAGCACACGGTAGAATCTTATATGGCTGAATGCGCTTCTTTAATCGGTAACTACTCAGCAAACACCCTTAAATCTTTAAAAGAAGATTACGCGCCAGAAGCTTATGAAGCAGCATGTAATTCTATGAAAGATGCCTTCTGCAAAAAAGTTGATGAGGCTAAGGATGCTAATTTGGCACCACAATCTCAAACTCCAGAAGTAGACGAGGATCCAGCTGCTAAAGCATAATTAAATTAATATCTCGCATATCTCTCTAAAAGGACAATGGACTCGCAAGAGTCCATTTTTTTGTGTATACATATATCATGACTAGAAATGAATTACCAAAATACTTAAAGACCATCGGTCTTAATGGAATCGGCGCAGAAATTGGAGTTGAAAGCGGCAACTTTAGTGAATTATTATTGAAGAGATTGAATGGGCTCCTTGGCATTCTTGATATATCATAAAAACATAGTAATGCTCAGAAACTATCTTCGACTAATCGATATAAATATTTTAACATAATATAGTAATATGCCACGTATCCCAATTGAAAAGATCTATATGCAAATAGCATATCAAATCTCTAAGCTCAGTTATGCTGAACGGCGTAAGGTAGGATGTGTTATTGTAAAGGACGAACAGATCGTCAGCTTTGGCTATAATGGCACACCGCATAAATTTGATAACACATGCGAAACCATAGTATATATGGATGGCGATGCTGGAGGCTGGTTGGATCCAGAAGAAGTTGAAGAGATCTGGCCGTATGAGAATGAAACAGGCCGTTTTAAATTGGTTTCTAAACATGAAGTATTACACGCAGAATCTAATGCACTAATGAAATTGGCGAAGACCACGATGTCCTCTAAAGACTCGGTTCTATTCACAACGACATCCCCTTGTTTTGATTGTGCAAAGCTAATCATCCAGTCAGGAGTAAAGGAAGTATTTTATTGTGAAGCATATCGTGACATGACTGGAATTGCACTATTGGAGCGCGCAGGGATTCCAGTGAATCAAGTAATTGTATGGAACAATGATTAATTAATTATTCACTATAAACTATAAGAAGATGGGATTTAACAAATGGCATGTACCCGATGATCCACAAGAATTAAGAGACAGGGTAAAAGAGATCGGATCTAATGAATTCTATCGAATATACATAAAGAAGACTGATAGCTTTATCGGAAGCTCAAAGACTATGAGATATTTAGAACAATTTGCAAAACAGTATCATGAAACAGATCAGGAATTTCATTACGTCTCTGAAGAACTCGAAAATCTATCAGAAAACTAATAGCAACTATATGAAAACAAACGATACAACAGTGGAAACATCAGAACAATCCAATGCACCTATGCGATACCAATGGAGAAAGGGTGATCAATTTGGCAATGTAGTTATCTTCGAAAGGGAAGATGACCAATTTGTGTACTTTACAAACGGCTCTAAGATATTCAAAACGGTACTAAATGAGTTCATGTTTGTTATTGAAGGGGATGAATTGCCATTACCAATGCAAAATGAGGGACCTAGTGTTATTGAAAAAATGGAAAAAATGAAAATTGATTCTAGAATTTCCCCCGACTTTGGACAACAAATTTCCTCTAAATCCCCTGAACAGACGCCACTGGAAAAACTGATTCTCAAATTGTCTAAAAAGAATTCAACCTCATTAGATCTGCAGATCGAGATTGGGATTCCAAAGATCGAGGTTGTAGACATGCTGATCGAGAATTCAGATGACGACCGAGAAACGATCATTGATGCCATCTTAAAAATGGCAATCGATCAAATTGATATAAATACTATACAACAACAATTAAAAGATAAAATCACGTCACACTTAAACAACTATTATAATGAGTAAAAATGGACAATCTGCTAGCCGCAGACAAAGAAGAAGCATGTACAAACAGGCTGGATTCTTAAGAATCAAGAACACGTACAGATTCGGTAGCCCAGTTTCTAATTCATGGTATCAGAAAATGCGTCAAGATGGCGCTGCAGCACATGAAAGAAATGTAAAAGCATCACAAGACGCTATTGAAAGCGTATTACAAGACAGATTAAATAAAAGCATCGAAGCCTGGAAAGAAGTAGGTTATAATGATGCTGAAATTAAAATGTTAGAAGAGGCATATGCCTTAAGATCAGTTAAAACTAGAGAAACCTTAACAATCGACAGAAAAACAGCTAAGAAGCTTGAAAGAGATGCAAAATTATCTTTGACTAGCAGAACTAAATAAGATATGCACGTAATAACTTTAGAATTAGCAGACAATGGCCTCATAAAAACCGTTGCAGATGATAATATCAATGCAGCAGGAGAGAGTTATGAGGCCGTTGTTGTTTATGATTTTGAGTCTTCTAATTCTAATGAAACGAAGATCAAATTCTTAAACGACATCTCGATGGATGCCGGGCTTGAGCTTGGAAATCCAAGAGATAAAAAACAAATAAAAATAGTTCAGGAATGGGGTGAATCTTATTTACCGACTCCTGGGGAGATCACGTCTAAAATAGCTGCTCATCAGTTAGAAATCAAAAGACTGGAATCTCTGCTTAAAACTTAATGGAATTAATTATTGAATGTGTTTGGTATTCGAACAGAAAGGACTTTATTAAGTTCTCGAAATCGGATGATTGTTATGATCACGTGATAGACCATCACGCAATTTCGAGTAAACTCTCGAAGTCAGACATTCATGGCGCAGAACCCCCAGACGCAGTCATTGGAATCTATATTATTAAGCAACTAACCGATGCACTGGTTTCAACGTCAGAAGACTCTATCTCTGATAAAAAGAAGATATTGTATGTGATTAAGAACCTCAACATTGAGACCATAGATGTACTTAAAGGACTTATCGCATCAATCTATCCAAACTCCTACAAATTTAATCTAATCATCATTAATCGGGATGACTATCCAAAGAAAGGTGTACTTTCAAGCTTCAATCACGTTAAGTTTATAGATAATTAATTATGGTAAGACATACTTTATTTTCAAAAGGTGAGACCATCTATGCCCTATTATCTAATTATAGGCATCCAAATGTAGTATTTCCAGTGCAGTGTATCGTTCATGATATTAAGTTTGATGAACTGATGCCTCAATATCTGGTTCGTATCAATCATTTCTATGATGATATTGACTTCTTAAAAAGATATTTCTTTGGTTTAACTTTCAGAGGTGACTTTGAAAATAAAAAGCAGGTTAAATTTAAACTAAAGAGACAGCTATACCGTAAAATCGAGGATCTGGAGCGTCAGGTTGCCGAGAAATGGGAGACCTATTTAATTGCGGTTGACTCGGTATTTTGCGTGAAAACCAAGGCTGAACAAATTGAATTGTTTAATTCGTTGCAGGACTTCTTCGTGGAGAAGACAATGAAAGAACTATATGAAACTACAAATCGTGCATTTTACTCAAAGGGCCAATACTACTATCACTCCAAAGGTGAATTCGAGGCCTCTTTAAAGAAATTCTTAGCCCAAAGGGCTCCAACCGATCCTGATTATTACGACAAATTATTATTTAGACCTCTATCTTCCGACCTGGATAAAATTGAGATCTTATAAAAGTGATATATACTTAGATGGGATTAAACCCATTTAAACAAATATCACAAAAGAATGGCATTCGAACCAATAGATACTATTAGAACTTCAAATGCGCCATTAACAAATGACGCAAATGCAGGTGGAATAACAATCAACAATGGTAATGGTACAGTAACAAATACAGCTGATGCCATTCAATCGAATCATGACGAAGTTGCGGCTGCAAATGCTAGTCCAAATCCATCGATACCGCTGAATGCTGAAACAGTAACTGCAAATCCAACGATATCGGGTGTCACTGGAACTGGTTCTAAAACGCCAACAACAGGAGATATTAAAACTGCAAACAGTGACAATAAATTATATTATGATAGAGTAACTCAAGCAGAAGTTTACAAGGTTCCAAGTTCAACTGGTACAGGTACGAGTGATGTTAGTGAAGGTAAATTAGTACATTCTAATTTTAACTCTTGGTCTTTAGTAAATTATAGAGGTACTCCGCTACAAGGTGCCACAACAGGCGTACCCTATGGAGAATACAATCAATTAGATTTTAATCCAGATACCCTGGTTAATCCAACAATTCAAACTATTATAGAAAGAACTTCTACAAATGGAGGATTAGGTTATAGATATGGTTATTCTGATTTTGCTCTATGCAGATATTTAGGAAGAATTCCTAACAATCACATGATTACCCTAAGAAGATTTCCATTCCCTATTGAGGATGATATTATAACTCCATTTACGGTAGATGCATCTGGAAAAAAGATTTTAAAACCATCTCCAGATCTTTCAAGAGCAGTAACGTGGATGTCAGAGCAAACTGGAAATAAAATAGAAGATATTTTAGGTTTTAGTTTTAAATATAATTGGGATGAAGTCGAAGCTGCGGTTCAAACCATCGAAAACGATGCATCTAGAAGAGGTAAGTTTGGAGCATTCATGAATTCATCTTCTTTATTAAGAAGCGTTGATGCTGCCGCAAATGGAAAGAATGCAGTTCAAGCCAGCATATACAATAGCGCTTCATTTGATCCAATCACATCAACTTATCCAAACTATGTGTTTGGTCCATACAATGCGATCACTAAAATGTTGCAAAGAAAGGAAGGTATGGATTTTGATCATGAATTTACGTTAACGTTTGAATATGAAATGAGATCTTTAAATGGAGCAAATCCAAAGATCATGTTTATGGATATGATGTCCCAATTGTTAGCATTGACCTATTCAAATGCTCCATTCTGGGGAGGAGCTGTTAGATATACAGGAGGTGGTGCAGGAAGTATTGGTAAACCATTGGGAAATGCTGGATTAATTGCAAATGGAGATTATAAAGGGTTCTTAGGATCAGTAATGAAAGATCTTGGAACACTTGGACAAAACTTGATTGGAGATATTAAATCAAATGGTTTGATGGGTAATAACTTAACAAATAATATCTTAGGAGGATCTTTGTTAAAATTATTCAACTCTCCAAATGCTGGACAAATCGTAAATGCATTCTTAACTGGTGAAGCAACTGGACAATGGCATGTTACGATAGGTAACCCATTAAATCCAATTGCAGTTATTGGAAATCTAGCTTGTACAAAAACTGAATTAAATTTTAAAGGACCATTAGGTATTCAAGATTTTCCAGAAATATTAGAATTGAAAGTTACCCTAAAACCTGCTCGACCAAGAGATAAAGCTGAGATTGAAAGCATGTTTAATGCGGGTAAAGGTAGATTTTACTTTAAACCATACGGAGGACCAGATATTAATAAAACAACCGATACCGATGTTTATAACCATCAGAAGGGAGGTAATGATATAACAGGACTTTCATCATACGGTACAGATGAAATGAGAAAATTCACAAACGGATAATGAACTTAACAACTTTAGTAAATAAGAGGATTGAAAATGGAGTAGTCATAATGACTGAACCGACAGTGCTATTTAGTAGCAATACACAAGTAATGTCTAAATTCTTAGTTGACTCGCATTTTGCAGGTCGACCAGATTTAATAGCGCTTCAGGTTTATGGTGTTGCATCTTATGCAGATTACATTCTAAAATATAACAATATTTCAAATCCATTTTCTATTGCTGAAGGTGATACACTATTAATTCCTCAGAGAGATGCGACTCTTTTACCTTGGACTAATAAGCCAACACAAAAATCGACTGAACAAAATGTAATAAGACAAAAGTTCATCGATACGAAAAGATTATCAATTCAAGATCAGAAGCGCATCGATTACTTAAAGAGAAAAGCCGCTGCATATAAAAATGGAGCGACTGAAATCTTGCCTCCAAATGTATTAAAGACTGGAAAGACAAATATCACAATCGCAAATGGAGTAATAACGGTTAATGGTCCTTCAAATAAATAATTATGGCTACCGATCAAAATACACAGCCAGCAAATGAATCTGGCATTTCATTAGATAGGCATATTTTAGCCATTCTAGAACCTACCATTTCACTAGATGAGATGAAGTTTGATGCGAATTCAGAAGGTGAAGGAGGTCAAAAGCAATCAAGAGAAAATGGTACTTGGGTTCCCCATATCAGAATCAATAACTTTTATATTCCTGCAACCGGTGTTAGATCATTTATATTGGATTGCTCTGGATTTATGCCAATAGTTTCCTTTTCATTTGATGATGTTGAAAGATCCTTTAAAGCTGATAGCATTCCAAGAGATGGAGATGTTATCAATGTTAGAATCACAGCAAGACAAGATGACACATTTAAAGATATTAGAGCAGATTTTGATATAACAAGCGTACATGGAGATGGATTAGAAAAAATGAATCCAACACAAATACAAACTTATTATATTACTGGAATGCTGAAGGTTCCAACACTTTTAGCAGAATCTTGTTTTGGATATTCTTCAGATACTTCAGTTGAACATTTGAAAAAAATATCAGCTGATTTGGAGTTAGGATTTGCAAGCAATGTGGATGCAGCAAACGATGCAATGTCTAGATTATGTCCATTCATGTCGAAGCTTAACTTTATTAATGATGCAATCGATCATTCCTATGTTAGCGATGATACCTTTCAGCTTGGAAGCATCGATCCATATTACTATCTAAATTTTGTTGACTTAAATAAAGTGTTTAATTCACATAATGACTTAGAAGATACATTGATCCACATGTTTGGTATCGATTTTAATACGCAGCCAACCGACACAAATGATTTAAATAAACTTAAGTCTCAATTAATATTAACCAATCATGAAAACTTCGGTGGAACTTCACAATATATTGTCGCAAATAAGATAATAAACAATGCAAGTGCCGTAAGTTTAAGCAGTGGTTATCAAAGGAAATTACAATATTTTGAAAACAATTCTACTGAAAAATTAGTATCTTTTGATATTCATCCTCTTGATTCTAAACAGATGAAAGATGTAGAAGAACCAATGAGAGGTAGGAGAGGAGAAGAAAGATATAAAAATGAGGTTAAACAAAAATATGTTGGACGCGTAGATCCTGATAATTTGCATCCTCAATATTTTTATGCATCAATGCACAATCAAATAAACAGAAATGAGGTTCATAAAATGAAACTAGAGGTTACGTTGGAAACAATTAATCATGGTTTATATCGTTTTATGAAGATTCCTGTACTAATATTTGCAAATGATGTTCTTGAAAATATGATGGGAGATGCGGTTAAAAAAGTTAAATCTAACGCTGGATTCGAAAGCGCAGGTAAACAATTTAAAGAGGATACAACTTCACCTAATAACATACAGAAATTGGATGAATTTGTTTCAGGATATTATGTGATCGATGAGATACGTTATATTTATGATCCATTTACTGCAAACTCATTTCAACAAAAATTAACACTGCTTCGTAGAGAATGGCCGACTAGGCTTAACAACTACACTGCTTAAAATTAAATATATAACTCATGTCAGATTTTGGTAGCATATATTCATTTAGAAAATCGGGTCTCTATAAAAAGGGTCCGATGGACCCAGGTGGGCAAGTTAATAATTCATACCAAGATCCAACCTATCTTTCGTTTACTCTTTTATTCGTAACCGGAGATAACAATGATTCTCCATTTCTTTCTGGCGCAGCTGAAGATTTTTTAGCCAAATTAAAAACAGGCTCTAACATACAAAAATATCAGACAAGATTACAAAATCTTAAAGATTTTAAAGCTGCTCTATTAGCAATCAATACACAAATGCCTTGGTACTGGCAGTCTCTTGATGGAGTTGAAAGATTGGTTCAATATGATGTGAATCGAGTTTATTGGGGTGGTGATGACGCCAAATTAAAAATTGGTTGTTTAGAATCTATAAATATGGCAATCACTGGTTTGATGGCACTTTACAGAAAGGCAGTATGGGATGAAGAGAAATGGTCTTATTTACTTCCAGCAAACTTAAGAAAGTTTTCAATGTTTGTTTACATTGGAGATGTTAGAACATTGGATGATAATGCATACGAAGGTACAAAGGTATTAGATTCTTCAAACGATACAGATCCAGCAAACTTAGATCTTATAAGCCACAAGCCAACTGCTCTATTTAAACTTCAATTTTGTGAATTTGATATTATGTCAGGTTCAAAAGCATTTGAAGGTTTAAAAGCAGATGTGCCTGAAATAACATCTCAGGAAATTGCAATAACATACGAATACTTAAAGCAAGTTGATGGTGTTTATCTAAATGGAGTATTAAATATGACAACCGATGCGACAGCGCAAACCACAGTAAATACTCCAGGAGTTCAAGCATTTACAACAAACAATAATTCTACAGTTATTGGTAATTTAAAGAAACAGTTTTCACCTTCTGGATTACAAGCATCTGCAAATCAATTAAATCAACAAGCAACAAATGATTTAGCAACTCTTTCAGCGGCAAAGAAACAAGAAATTACTGGAGCAGTAACAGGAACTATTGGCAATTTGGTTCCAACTCCTGAAAATGTATTAATGAATGGCGTTAATGCAATCGATCAAGCCACACGAATTAATCCAGCTCAACTGGAGAATGCTATCTTAGGAAATGTATATGGCGCAAATGTAGGTCAAACAATTATTTCAGCTCTTAATAGAGGTGCACTAAATGGTTTAAACCTCGGTAATGTCTTCCACTAATTGGTATAAATACTATACATGGCAACAGAAAATGAATTAGGTTCTGACAACATTAGAGACACCCATTGGTTGGGTGAAGTTGTTGATAATAACGATCCAAAAAATAATGGTCGTTGTAGGGTAAAGGTGTATGGCAAGTTTGATAATTTAACAAACGACGCGATACCTTGGGCGTCTCCATCTAATTCAATGGCTCCAGGACAACACATTATTCCAAATAAAGGAGATATTGTTTCAATAACATTTGACAATGGTAATATTTACACTCCAACATATTCATATCAAATCAATCAAAGTCCTGAATTAAAGAATGATATTTTAAATGGTTCAGCAGAACCTCAAAATGTTGTTTCATTGATCTATGATATCGTAAGAAATTTCAGATTCTATTTAAGCAAAGAGGACGGTCTAGTAATGACGACAGGTGCGGATAAAAATTCGCAACCAATGATTCGTTTTAGTCCAGATGGAAAGATGTTCTTAAATGCAGATCAAATCTTTATTGCTTCTAATTCAAAAGACGAGGCAGAACCTGCGGTAAAAGGAGAGACGCTAAGAAAGTTATTGGATAGCTTTATGGCATCATTCTTAAGTCACACGCATCCAACGGGTACAGGTCCTTCAGGTCCACCCTTGCCTCCTGAAAAGGCACAAGTTACTGAGACCAAAGGTAAACTGGACACCATCAAGCAATACAAAGCAGGTGGTGGTAGTTCATCAACACCAACAAGCTCTAGTGGATCCAGTGGCACCTCAGGTACATCAGCTTCTACGTCAGGTACAAGTGGTACAACAGGTACAAGTGGTACTTCAGCTGCAAGTACTTCAGGAACAAGTGGTACTTCTGGAACAACTACTTCAACGGGCGGATCAGGAGCAACATACAGCACCGAAGATGAAATCATCTTGGATGCAAATGGAGCACCTCAACCGATATCGGGTATTACATCAGGTGATGAAGTCAATGATACCGATGTTGGTAAAAATAAGGGCAATGATACTTCAACAACATTCTACAATCGTAAATTTAAAGGAATACAGTCAACTTCAATCATCAATGCTGTTGATTACACATTAAAATCAGGTGAAGCGAAATCATTATGTTCTAGATACACATCGAATATCGCTAGAAATTATGTGGCAGGATTGCATGGCAAAAAGATGATTCCAGGAGCAACGTTTCCAGCAAATGGAAATGCAAATGGTAAAGGATATTTTGCAACATTAGAATCTATAGGATATAAAAAGATTGCGGGTGGTTCTAATATTAGTAAATCACAGTTAGCATCAATTTTATCTCAAGATTTTGATATTGGCGATGTTGTATGCTATTGGGCGACCGATGGTTCTACTGCTGATAGTTGTAGACAATATGGACACACTCAAATCTTTACAGGTGGTCTACACACCAGATCAAATGGACATAAATGGTCCACTGATACTAGAAACAATTTCGATACATATTTTGTATATAAATCTAAACCAGCATCGACCTGGAATTTATTAATCTTTAAAGCACCTCAAGTTTAATTCAATATATAACTTGTTAATATAATAATATATGCCCGTAAATTGGCCAACCTTCATCAATACTGTAGCATCAAAGCTAGAAAGTCAGACCATCCAAAATTTGGATGAGATGGGTACTTTCATGGCACAGCAGTATTTTACAGCGGTAGCCAATTCACAGACACCATTTTCAAATAAACATATTCCTGGCCAACAAACAATTCTCAATGATGCTTTCAAACGAGGTTTTAAAATGCTGGGCGATTCAACATCGCCAACGTATGAACAGAAGATGGTCGATCCAATGTATGCAGATCTTACGGAACCTCTACAAGACACTCAATCATACGATGCAAATGCGCAATTAATAAAATGGTTAGTCGCTACAAAATCAAAAAACTTTTTAAGTTTTGATTTTGGTAAGGTGGATGCCAAGATTACTGAAGCTGATATGATTAAGGTTTTGGCGGATAGAATCTTATTTGCAATGGATGGCGAAGATTCTAAAAAATATTTAGATTGGATCAATAGATTAAATACTGGAAGCAATTCATTATGGGCCGTAAAGGTTAAAAGCACAGTATTAAATCTAATTAAATTAAAGCAAAAACCAACTGGAACATATAACAAACAGGTGTTTCAGAGCTTTGCAAATAAACAAGATCAAAAAACATCTCCATTCATAACACCTGAATTGATTGCGAAATATACGTATGACGCAAAAATAGATGGAGATATTAATTCAGATCTATTAAAGGTAGAATCTTTGATACCAAAAGTGGAACAGGCAGATGAATCTACCAGAATACAAAATAAGCTTAATATCGTTAAATCTGAAGAAAAAGATTGGAAGGATGTGCTTACCAAATGGACACAATCTGAAATTGATAGTGCAAATGCAAATAAAGATGAGAAAGCGGGTGCAGATACAGATCCATTTGAGGTATTGGCCAAAGGCGTACTTGATTATTGGAAATCTACGGCAACTCAACCATTTGCTCAGACTCCAAGCATATTTCCAGCAACAATACCGGCTCCAGGAACCTATGTTCCTTTAACGTATGGCAGTCAAACCAGGCTTGCTGATTTTTTAAGAAGAGCATGGAACACTGGTAAAAAATATGAAAAGCCAGAAGAAAAACACGTCGCTGCAAATTTAGTAGCAACCGCAGTGGCTTATGCACTACAAGATCACTTATTACACCTTAAATTCATATACAATGGACAAATTTATTATGGAGTTGGAACAGCTCCAATGATCGGATTTGTGCCTTTTGTAATATGATAAATATTTAGTTATTAATCACTTAAACACAAAAAACAATGCTAAACGCAGAACAACAAAAAACACCAGTACATTCACCGAACGACCCATGGACATTACCAACAGGAGAATTTGATTGGGAAGGTTATGAATCGGAGTGCCCATCTATCCTAAAAAAGGGCAATGACAGAATCAAAACACCTATTAACGTAAAGGTCTATTCTAGAGGAAAAGATGCTCAGCGTTTTTATGATCTATTGATGGGAAATGATCATATTCAAATCATTCCGCAAGTTAACACTGGAGAACACCACACTGGAACTATTCACAGCGTAACTGAAAAATGGGCAATGATCGATATTGGTTATAGAGAATCAATATACATCGATTTAGAAAAAGAATCAGCACAATTTAAAAAATTGATTCAACCAGGGAAGGAATTCATGGTTAAAATCACATCTGATAAAAATGAAAGAGGATTCATAGTTGGATCTGTTACAGAAGGAACCAGACAAGCAGTATTTGCTGAATTACATAAAGCAATCGAAGATGGTAAAACAGCTTACACTGGTACGGTTACTCAAATGATTCCAAATGGTGGTTACATCGTTAACATACAAGGAATTGATTGTTTCATGCCTGGATCTCTAGCTGGTGCAAACAAATTATCAAACTTTGAATCTATCATCGGAACAGATTTATATGTTGTTCCAGTAAGTTTCTCAGTAGAAAAAGGAACCGTTGTGGTATCTCATAGAAAATACCTACAAGCATTGGTACCTCATGAGATTGAACAATTAAAGATTAATCCTGCTGAGACAGAATATTCTGGTACAGTCACTGGTTCTGCAAAATTTGGAGTCTTTGTTGAATTTAATGGTTGTTTAACCGGTATGATTCACATCAATGATCTAAACGAAGAATTTGCAACTAGACTTTCAAAAGGATCGATCCAACCTGGCGATGAAATTTCATTCAAAGTTAAAGAGGTTATCAGCGAAAAGAAAATCACATTAACGCAGATCGATACTGTAGAAACTGCAAATCCATGGGAGAACATCTCAGATAAATACAAAATTCCATGTCAGATCCAAGGAACTGTTAAATCTATAAAAGATTACGGTATCTTTGTAACGGTTGAAGAAGGAATTGTAGGATTATTACATATCAGCGAACTTGATGGTATCTCAATCGATGAAATTAAGAAAGGAGATCCAATTACGGTTACATTAACCCGAATCGATGAATCAACTAGAAAGTTATTCTTGAAGTTGTAGTAATTGTAGGTGATATATATAGTGACGGAATAATACAATCACTAATATGATCAACCTTAAGGATTCAGATATATTATCGAAAGCTTTGGTTGGAGTAGAGTTCGAACTTTACTCCAACCTTAGTATCGATGATACGGCAAAAAGCATAGGAAAACTCCTACAGAAAAAGATCCGTATCGAAAAGAAGGCCCATAGCGAATTTGCTCCTACGGCAGACGAATTCAAAATGGAACCAGATATGAGCGGCGGGGCAGGACTTATCGAACTGGTAACGGGTGCAATGCCTTACTCGGCAGCAAGATTGATGATTATCAAAATGTGCAACTGGATTACTGAAAATGGTTACACTACCGATAGATCTTCAATTCACCTAAATTTAAGCTTTGATCCAAAGCTAAGTGGCAATAAGAATCTTATCTCAAAGATGAGTCCACTAAAATTCATTCTAGATTTTAATGAAGATTTGGTTTGGAAAGAATTTCCAAACAGAAAGAATTCAACCTACGCAAAATCTATCAAATTTGTAATTCCAAGATTAGAAACTTATAATTATAATGGAGAACAAATTAGCCAAAACAATTTTATCTTTCCAAAGACAAAATACTATGGAGTAAACTTTGATAAGTTACAAAAGAACTATTTGGAATTTAGATATTTAGGAGGCAAAGATTGGAACAAAAAGTCTGCAAAGATTTTAAATCTATTGGATGTTTTTCTACTTCAATTATGGAAAACTGCGACTGATAATTCTTTTAGTCAATTAAATAAATTGGAACTTAAGAAAATATTGTCTGACAATAAAAAGATAATTGAAATCAGAGTTGATTGGAAGAATATCGCTAAGAACTTTCCTAAATGTAAATTTACGGTTGATTTAAATGATAATCCGCATACTATAGATTTGTACTGGCCTCAAATTAAAGAAAGAGTTTCAAATCTATTTACGTACGGTCAACTTGAAAGCGGTCATATTAATTATGATTCTGACAATGGAAATATTCAAGTTAAAGATGGTTCATTACCTTATTGTTTTGAAATCAATGGATATGAATTTGTTGGATGCACGGTACAGGGAGAAGTTACAAGATGCGACTTCTTTAAGTGCGATGTAAAATCTTCAGATATTAGAAACTGTAATTTCTATCAAAATACCCAAGTAAATGATTCAAAGGTCGGTTCATCATACGTTGCAAAAACAGTAATATTAAAAAACTGTTATGTATATGGTATTGATGGAGTATTTGCAGGAACAATGCAAGGTGGAATCTTTAGAGAAGGTAAATATGAACCAAAGAGCGCTAAGTTCGATGATGTAGAAATAGTAACTTCACAAAAAATTGTAAACATAATAGAATAATATGAGCGATATTTTTAATATTGATGGTGGAACCACCAATGAAACTACCCCACCTAGTTGGGACTCGATGTGCCTTGATAACTTTTTACAAAGATTGGCAGATGACATCACAGGATCTTGTATGATTCCAATGAACCTACCTAAAAAAGAGGTTTATAATATCGTACAGAGAGCAAAGAAATGGTTCTATAAACATTATGAATATAGTGTTAGAGAGAATGTTTATTATTTGCCTTTGGCGGTTTTTCAATCTGAACATTATTTAAGAACTAAAAGTCTTACTCTTAATGCAATGGATCCAGTTACAGGCGGTGGAGAGGTTTTCTCAGTATTTGGATGCTTTGAAACAGGTTCGATCTATGGAGCTGGAACTTCATTGATGTTTACAACAGGTGACTTTGCATTAGAAAGAATGTTATATGGAGGTCTTTATGGCGGTACCGGTACCGTTGCAGGAGCTGAAAACTTGCAATATTACGTTATCAATGAGAGCTTCTTTGATATGACAAGACAGATTATTGAAAACGCTGTATCATTTAATTATAACCAATTAACACACGAGATCAGATTTACTGGATTAGATCCTATGAAGGACATAATGCTTGATGTTTATGAAACTATTCCTGAATGTGCCCTATTTGATGATGAAGCTTTCTTTAGATATTGCGCAGCTAAAATCAAAATTTCATTAGGTAACAAAATGCAGATCTTTGATTACACATTACCAGGAAATGTAAAAGTAAATGCAAGCGTAATTCAAGATCTAGGTAAAGAAGAATTAGATGCAGTTATCGAAGAAATTATAAAAGAAGAAGGCACCGACTGGATGATGCATTCTTAAGAAAATATATAAAACATGGAATTCTATATTACATCAATCACTGATCCAAATTTTGATCCAACCAAATTACAATCAGTAAGTGAGGTTGCTCAATTAATGGCGCAGATCGAAGTCGTTCTTTTCACTAGAAAGGGCGAAGTTATGGGAACACCAGAAATTGGATGTAATTTAGAAGATTTGATATTTGAACTTAACTATAATTCTAGTCAGCTACAAAATGAGATAAATACTCAGCTACTACAATTTGTTCCATTGGCACAAAAATACGCAGTTACAACATCTGTAGATTTTTTAAGTGGTCCTGATAGAGATGCAATCTTTATCGATATAGTGATAGACAATCAATATCAAATGCAAGTAGTGATATAAAATAAAGAAAGAAATGGCAAACCCAAACCCACCAAATTTAAGCTTTTTGCAAACCTCTAGGATTTTGGCAGGACAGATGGTCGCTGACACAAAGACCTACATCGCCAGATTATATGGACGTTTGGGTGAAATGTTTACTGCGGCGTCTCCTTATTCTCAAATCATAGATGTTATCAATGAGATCGGAGAATTGATATTTTATTATATTGAAAATTCTACGGTTGAGCAGAATATTTATACTGCGCAGCAACCAGAATCTATTTATGGTCTTGCTAGATTAGCAGGTCATGATCCATATAGAGGAGCAAGTTCAGTGGGAGAGATTGCAGTTAGATTAAATGCAGGATCTATTAATGATATCGCAGGTGATGCTCTTAATATTCCAGCAAATTCAAAGATACAATCAAATTCAAATGGTCTATATTACTTATTAAAAACCAGCGCAGATCAGTTTAGAATCGATAAAACAAATGCAAATTATGTTTATATTCCAATAATTCAAGGTACATTGGAAAGTCAAACCGTAACTGGTACTGGATTAGCATTGCAATCATTTAATATTTTGATCAATGGAAATGCGGATCATGACAATATTACAGTTTCAGTAAATGGACAGAAATGGACCAAATTTGATTCATTGTATGACATGCTTCCAACCGATACTGGTTTCTTAGCAAAGACTGGAATCTCAGGTGGTATTGATATTTATTTTGGTAATGGATCTTTTGGAATGATTCCAGACCTTGGTACTACTATAATAATAGAATACGTTATTACAGCAGGATCAATCGGTAACTTGGTTGATTCTAAAGATTTAACTTTTAAATTTATCGATCAGGGATTTGATTCAACAGGAACAAGTTATGATCTTAATTTATTATTAGATTCAACATGTACAGTTGCTCCAAGAATGGGAGCCGATCCAGAAGACATTAACCTAACTAAGTTGATTGCTCCTTTGGCTTCTAAGTCATTTGTGTTAGCAACACCAGATAATTTTGAATATTTCTTAGCCAAATATGGCATGTTCTCTTATATAGATGCATATACTACAACAGCAGACGGTTCGATCGATGATGATAATATAATTTATTTATTTATGTTGCCAGACGTGAATAAGAGACTTACAAGCAATCAAGATTATTTTAGTATTGATCAAAACGAATTTTTCTTTTCTCAAGATATGAACAATGCGATCTTAGGAGTTATTGAAAACTCAGGTCAACAGATGATTAATTCTGAAATCAAGATCGTAGATCCAATCGTTAAATATTATAGAATGGACATCAAAGTTAAATACTTTGAAGGATATTCAACATCACAATTATTTAATGTGATTAGAGGTGCAGTATCTCAGTATCTATTAACTATTACAAGAAGAGACTCTTTACCAAAATCAGATTTGATTGCAATAATTGAAGCAATTGAAGGTATTGATTCGGTAAATATTAGATTTATATCTCAAGATGAAGAAGATGCTAGAAGAAATGGCTACTACACCGTAACAACAACAATTACAACACCATCTACTCCAATCCTTACAACGGACGGAAGTGGACAACAATCATATGTTTTCTTTAAGAAAACAACACAGACAACTACGGTAAATATTGCAGAAAACGATCCATTACCAGAATCAATAATCGGAATGGATAGCTTTGGAGATATTATCTTACAACCGGAAGAGGTTGCTTTATTCAGAGGAGGTTGGTTGGATAGAAATGGTGCTGCAGTAATAGATGATGCAAGAACTGGAGAAATGGCGGCAATGACTGTTTATTTTGATAATCCACCGATCCCTAGCACTATATTCTCTGCATTGCAGACTCAAAATAGAAAAGCTCTATAATGGCAACAAAGCAAAACTTATATCACGGTCTATTCAAGTCAGATCGAAAAAGTATCTATGACATACAGACTGAAATTAAAGATAATAGATTAAACCTTGGAAGAAATTTCTCCAAGGATTTGCTTTTTAATAGCATTTCACCATCAATCTATAAGAACACATTTGTTAGCGATTTCATCGTGTTGCTTCAAAATATTTTGGTTAAATATATAAACGGCGTATCGTACTTAAAGATCTTTAAGAACTATACGGTTGATAAAAACTACAAAAAAGTTAAATAAGGATGTTGAAATACCAAAACCTGAGATTTTTTAATGGAGAATCAGGAGAATTAGATTTTTACTATGATGAGACCAATCAATATTGGTCAGGTAATATCTATTTGCCAAGGGTAGCGTCTGGTCTTTATGAAACTTGTAACTTATACATCTTTGAAGAGGTTATAACCTCAACAGGTCACATAGATTATATTAGACCAATTTCAGAAAATGCAGCGACAACAACATTAAGATTTGAATTTATTGATGATGAAACTTCAAGCGATGCAATCTTTGTGTATGACATGGTTAAAGATGCTCAAGGAAACTATGAGATATCGATACCAAGTTATGTTGATGATCAAATGCAGTCAAGCACTGAAAGCAATGGAATTACAACATATACTGAATCAAATTCTTCGGATGGTAGTGTAACAAAAAATATTGATTACAAAACCGTTTCTGGAATCTATGATAAAAATGCAATTCACTGTAATATTGCAATCAATTCAATCAGTGAAGATATTCATGTTAGAGTATTAAATATCTATGAAGTTCAAAATGGAGTTCAAACTGCGCCAGTTGCAGCAATTAGATTTTACGGTGAAACTGTCGCAGATGACGAGAGATTGACCGTTCTATTAGGTAATATGGGCCTTTCAATTCCAGAAGAAGATATGATGATCTTTAATGATACTGATGTGAATGAATTAGGCGTTGACTGGCAAATCATTAACAATAAGAAAAAAGAATTGTTGCTGGAAAATGCAAACATTCAACCATATATCGGTACCTATAAAGCAATTTTAAATGCAATCAAATTTTATGGCTATAATGATATAACCCTAAAAGAATATTGGTTAAATATAAATGAGCAATCTCCATACTTTGGAAAGTTAATGGCGGTTGCAGTACCAAATCAAACTCAAGAAGGATTTCTAATCGAGAAATCGAATAGGTTTCAGTTACCAAACTCAAATCAAAAGAAAACAAATAGATTTTCATTAGTTTATAGACTCAATGAACCCACAGGAAATGTAGATGAATGGGACATTCCAACTACTGTTGAGACCACAGTATTTACACCTCAAGAAATTTTGGTTAAATTATATGGTCTTAAGAATAAGTTACAAAAATCTTATTTGCCCCATCAATCTAGAATTGTAGATATTACTGGTGAAGGCGACTACTTCTCTCAATTTAAGCAAAGCGTATGGAACAATCAACACTCGATACAAGTACAAAGTTCAGGAGTTGAGGTTTCCTTTGAAGTGGTACCGCAAAGATCGGTATTTATTGAAGATTTAAGATACATTAATCCTAATTGCGATGAAGCATGGGTTGCAGCAAATCAAAATGTAGCAATTGATGCGATAAACACATTTTATGCAGATTATTATAGTCATGATTTAAATAGCTTTCCAACGTTAAGCGCAACACCAATTGGATGTCCGATTATTTTGAAAAATACATCGCTTCCAACTGATTGGGATTCATGCGAATTTACATGGGATGACGCTGGATTCTCTAGCAATGGCTATAATAGCAATACAAATAGTTTTATGACATGGAATAATTGGTGGCATAAAAGTGTATACGAAGCTGAATGGATTATTAGTGGTCCTGCAGGGTATCAATTTTCTAAAAGAGATAGAATCGATAACATGCTTGAATCTGCGATAATATTACCATATGCTGGATCTTATGACATCATGTTGAATCTATATGATTTATATAATGCCAGATCTTATACTAATATCAAATCGGCGGTAACAGTTCAGTCCAAATCCATCGAAATCTATGGCATCTTTGAATCAAAACAACCATTAATTACATGGGATTACTATACAACTCAATATAATAAAGCAGGAGGAACATTCGATCTAGCGCAAGAGAGTCCAACAACAATGGATGATTCATTGGCAACTTGGTATGAAAGTTTAGACCGTGCAAATTACGTGCATGACAATTCAAATGGTACACAATTCTCTACAGTTTTAAGATATTTAGACCACACATCATCGACTGGTTTCTCTGAGACACCAGGTCCTTATGTTTGGAATTATCTAAAGGAACACACATGGAACGATGGATCTTTAAGCTGGGATATGATGAGAGTTGGTGGAGATCTTGCAGCATCGTTTGTGATCGATGTTAGACAGGATCAAGGATATACAAGTGGTGGAACTATCGTAATTTCATGGTACAATCAAGCTACTGGAAAAACAATTACTGAAAACTATACCATAACTTCGACCTATCCATTAAATTATGCAGATTTAACTGCATGGCAAAATGTTACTGATGAATTAAATGCTTTAAGTCCAATTACAAATCCAATTTTAAGTAAGTTTGAATTCAATCCAGCATATTATGATTCTACTGGTTCTGGAACTGAAGATGAATGTAAATTTATCGTGGGAGTAGGAAGAAACTATTCTTCAACGTATGATTTTACAAGCATATCTTTCAGCGCAGTATCGGGTGGTTCAATAACTGGAAAGGTAAATTATACTGGTTACAATCCTACTTATAATGATATTAATATCTTAACTAGTCACCAAAACTTAGGTCTATTAACACATGTTACATTCTCATGGGATCATACGAAAATGCCGGGAATTGTAGGCCAACGATGGACAATCAAAAACAATAGTCGAAATGATAGTGATATATATTACAATAATCAGTGGTTAACATATCTCTTTCCGCATAAAGGTGATTACACCATAGGATTAGAATTGGTTGACTGCAATGGAAATACAAATTCGACAACAAAGAATTTATTAACAATAACATAACTGTTCAAAATGGCAACAATTACAACAATTTTAGGTACCGACAGCGTATCTTCATCTAGAGTTACAATAAACGATAACTTTGCATCGATCAATTCAGATCTTGCAAATATTGAAGCGTTATTGGACACAAACAATGAAACTATCACTTTAACAGGTGCTGGTTCTTTTGGTTCATTAGCAATTGCAACAAACAAAGTAACCATCAATTCAACTGCAATGGTTTCAGCAGTACCGACCACGGTAAATGCAACCTTTACTCTTGGAGCTGATGAAGTTAAATCAGTAACTAATGTTGCTTCTGGCGATTTACCAGCAGCAAATCAATTTACAAGTAACGTTTATAATATTACAGGTTCTGGAATTACTTCAGTAAATCTTAATGTTGGTAACCCTGGTCAAGCAATCACAATTATTTCTGAAGCTGGATCAGTAGCAGTAAGTACTACACAAATTGCTGGTATTTCAAGCTTAACTATTGCGCAATATGGTGCAATTGATCTTAAGTTTATCGGAACAAAATGGTATATCGTTGGTCAACATGGATGTACTATTGCCTAATTTTTAAATAATATTAATCTTTAATTTTAAATGGCAACACCATTAGTTAGAATACCACAAGAACAGGGAGGAACGCTTTATGCATTTGCAGGAGCTTCTAGAGATTTGACAAGATCTTATTACAATCCAGATCTAAACTTTGAATTTTCAAAGTTTGCGCTACTGAATATTCCAGTGGTGACAACTCCTAGTGCAGGTTCTACTAATAACTATCTGCAGTTCAAAGACTTATATGATATTGGTGGATCTCCATACGATGATGCTACAATAGATGATGCAAACGTACACTTTGCACAAACTTTCGAAAACTATGCATTGAATCTTGAACAGTTGATTATCAATGATGGCAATTTTGATTCTACTCTATTAAGTTCTGACGCAGAAAAGATTTTCTTTAAATATCTAAATAGAATTGGAGGTTTTAGAGTAAGAACTGCAACTCAACAGGAGTCAGTTTCTTCAGTTAGCAGAGTTGTTGAAGATGATACTTCTTTACAAACAGGTTCTGAATATGAAAGAGTTGTTAAATACGTCGGTAATATCGATGTATCGAATGACAAAAATTATTTGGGAGATGTTTACAATGAGGTATTTATTAATGTACCTTCTTCGGTTGGTTACACTCCAACGGTTTTATTAAAGCAAGGAACCTATAACACTTCAACCTTATCTTATACTCCATCAACTTATATCGATGGAAGAGCAGGACAAACCCATCCAGATGCAAATTTAAATCTACGTTCAGTTGTAGATCAGGCAGATGGAGAAATGGTAATTGATCCACATGAAAATGGATTTGTTGAAAATGCGGTTGGAATCGATTGGGATCCTACGTCTTATGCTCAAATCGTAAATTCAACAAAGTTAAATACTTTATATGATTATTCACTTAATGGTGGAGACTTTAGTTTCAATGCAATCTTAGTTTACTATGATTTATATTCTAAGTCTGTTCCAGCGAATAGATCAACAAATTTATATGGTATCTTGATCCTTGATAATTTCAAACAAGATCCTAACGTTAATGGATGGTACATTCCAACTCAAACCAAATACAAACCAAATGATATAACTTCATTGAATGGTAATGCATTTGCCCTAAAGTTGAATGTTAAATTTAATACTTCTTTAGAGAATGTTGGTGTTGAAAATAATATTAACGATTTCTCTACATTCGGTATGGATATTTTCTTAGATACCGTATCAGCATTAGATAATGCAACTAAACTATTATTGAGTGCAAATGACAATTATACTGCACTTTCACAACAGGTTCAAGATCTACAAAGTTTATTCTTAACAACAAGTCAGTTGTCAGATATTCAAAATAAATTATCTACCTTACAAACCGATGTAGAAAATGCAAAACTAAACTATGCAACTTCATCATCCCTATTATCTTTGATCCAGTCAACTAATGACAGAATCAATCAAATGTTAAATGGTACTGTTCCTACAAGTGTACAATACAATATCGATGTATTAACACAAGGAGATGGTATCTTATATGATAAAAGCGTACCTGGTAAAATTAAGATCAGCAATTCAGTTTATGGATATTCATTAGCACCTATTTATAATTATAATACTGCTAGTACATCATTTTTAAATTGGACGGTAGCAGATCAAATTACTTCAAGTAATTTATACAATCCAAGTGCGGCTGCAAACACTGGCATCTATGCTAGGTTAAAACCATATACAAATAGAATTTCATTGAATTTAAATTCGGCAAATACGACTTTAAATAACATCAATATATACTTAGACGATACCTCGTCTGGCTGGAAATTAGGTCAAGCTGTTAAAATTGCATTCAATTCAATATTGAATTTGGGTACATTCAGTTTAAATATCTACAGCAACAAAACCTCAACAGGTTGGGCATTGGTTGGAAACTTTAATTCCTCTTCAATGATCACTGCAAAACCTTATGTTGAATTAGTATGTGTTGATCCAGTGAATAAAATATTTGAACTTGACATTTTAAGATAATATGAGCGCAAACAATTCAATCTCGCAACTATTAGAACAATTCGTAGAATTGTATAATAACGCATTGGCAACATACCAACAAACAAATACTGCTATTACTACCGATAAGGATAGTGTAGTTATTAACTTGTATGATCCATCGACTACCAATGTTACAACAGTTCAAGTTCCATCATTTGGTTTCTTGAAAAGAGAGATTGAAAGATTAAGCAATAACGTTAACAACCTTAGCGCAATTGGAAATTCAACAGCGAATATTCAATTGTCAGATGGTACTTATAGAAGAGTTATGACCAGTAAATTAGATGGACCAGCTCCAACTATTACCAGTCTATACACTCCAACTGCATTTGAAACTAAGAACAATCAATTCTTTCAGAACTTTTTAAATCCATTGTTAACCATCACAATGGACGTTAGCAATCAAATTGCAGTTAACACTGAAAAAATTTATGTTGAAAGATATATCTTTAACAGTGCAGACCAAACAAGTTCTGCTGCATTCGATAATAATTACAAAGGATCGAATAGCATCGATTACAAAACATTCTTAACTCAATTATCTCAGAATTCATACCAATATACATTGGATTCGAATACTGTTGATATGCCAGCTAAGATGGTTCAGTATTATGGAGATCTAGATGTTATAAGCGTAGACAACGTTCAAGTTACACAGATTGTTAACGGTGTTAGTCAAACGAACACTGTTAGGTTATTCACATTAAATAAATTAACTTACTCAGATTCATCTAAAACACTTCAGGATACTGAAACCTTAAAGGTTGGAGATTCATTGGTTGTTAATTCTGGAAACTTGGCAACAAGATACACAGTACAATCGATCAATTCAAGCACCTCTCAAGTTTCTTTATTATTGGTTGAAGGTTCTGAACCTATTAAAATTGGAGCATCACAATTAACAATCTACAAAGATAATTCAATTGCAACTGATATTAAATTAAATATCAATTTCGATGAAAGACAGGTTGTATTTGTTAAAGCAATTGATCCAGTTTCTAAAATCGAAGCGGCTAATTTTTCACCGGGTGTTGCATTCTATTCAAATGATTTGCAAATAACCATGGCTGATGGAAGCGTTGTAACACTTGCTGATTATTATAAATCAGAGGTTGCAGATTTTGGTCAATTCATTAAAAGTTTACAAGTAGACTTTATTCCACCTGCTGCAATGGCAGTTCCTCCAGATGCGCCGGTTCTGGATGTAAATAACTTTAAAGTGGTTCAAATAAACAATCACTTAACAGATAACGATTCGACTATCAAGATTACTCAATTGCAGTCAGATAAAGCTGCGGCAGAGCAGTCATTGGCTCAGTTAGATACTTCTATTGCTCAAAAGAAAACGCAAATCAATACACAAAAGTATACGTCTTCAGTTGATAAAGATAGAGACACGAATGAATACAATGCTTTAGTTTCTCAAAGAGCAACTGAATCAAATTTATATGCATCAATAGTTACGCAAATTCAAACTATAGCAGCTTCAAACAATTTAACGAATGTAGCTCCTAAATTTAGCGTAAGAGGTTTCTGGTCAGTGCCACTTCCAAAAAATGTAGCAAACACCGTACCTCAAGAGGTTGTACAATTTAAAATAAGATATCGATATCTTTCAGTAAATGGTAAAACCAGTCAAGTTGATCAGATCCCTTTTAATGATAGTACAACTAATACCGTTAAAACTGCGGCATTCTCTAACTGGAATGAAATTTTAGGACCTGTTAGACAAAGAGCTTTGGATCCAACTACTGGAAAGTACAAATGGCAAAATGAGAATGAAGAAGACGCTCAAACCGTAAACTTTAATTCATTAGATATTCCAATTGAATCTGGAGAGGCTGTTGAAATCATGATCGCTTCAAGATCTGAGGCAGGTTTCCCATCGAATCCAGCAGAATCAGAATTCTCTTCGATCGTTCAAATTGTTTTCCCAGAAGGACAATTCACTGGAGATAAATTATTAGATGCTATCAATCAAAATCAAACCGATTTGGTAAAGGTTCAAGTTGATCAGGATCTAACAACTGGTGGAGTTTATACACACATTGGTGATTCATTTACTGCAAACTCTAAATATTTTGCGCACATCGGTACCTCAATAGCTTCAGGATTCTTAGATGCAAATCAAAATCCAGTTTCAGTATTTGATAAGTTGATTGAATTACAAAATCAAATTCAAACACTAACTGCTCAAATCGCTGGTACTCTTGGAGAACTTTCAGTATACCTTGAAGATCAAAATGGAACTCAAACTGTAGTATCTAATAATACGTCAGTTCAGTTATTTGCAGGTTACTATGTTGATGAGATTACAAGTCAAACAAATAGAAAAGGTGCAATTGTTACAAAGAGTTTTAAATTAAAGTTAGCAAACACTAAAGCAACCAATTTAGAATTAGTTGCAAGAATTCTAGGTGATAGAACTCAACCTATTTATAACTCAGGTAAATCTGCAACGTTAGGAGTTTCTGCAAATGGAACTACAACACCTGATTCTGCGGTTGCAACAAACACATATTATACAACTGAAGGTAACTATGATTTAGTACCTTTATTATATCAAAATTTGGCAGCAGCAGATATTTCAGCAAATATCTTCTTCAATCAAATACCATTACAGTCAGGACAATTAAGAGGACAGTTCGTTAACTCTAGATTCAGAAATCTAGCGAATGATACTGATCTTTATTCTTTAACTGCGCCAGATTTATCAATAACAACTGGTATTGATGATTATGAGTATGGTCTTTCAAACATCTTTACTGGTGTTACAATCGATCCAACTAGCAAAGAAAGAAATTATTCTGCGGCTTCAAGTACACCATTTGATGCACCTACTGATCCAACTGTATTAGCAAATGCATTTATTTGGACAGGTTCATTTAATAGTACTACACCAGCAATAACGATAATTGATCTTGCAGGAGCTACAAATCCAATATCAAGTTCTGCATATGACAATGGTATCTTCATTCATAAAGACCATCCAATCTTGTCAAATGGAGCGATCACTCCATTGCAAATCCAAGGTGCTGGTATGGTTGCAATGTCTAAAAATGCACCAAGAAGAGCAAACATGGCAGATGGCGGATTCCAAAATCCATACAAATATACAACATGGGTAAATGATGCGAATAACACAGTTCATAGAACTTTGAAAATGGCATTCGATGCAAATGATCAATATCTATTAGGTGGTCAATCATGTGGAGCCTATTTATATGTTGCACCTCTACAAAAGACAAGTCTTATCGTAGATGCAGATAATAAATTTGGTGTAAAAACAATAGCATCTGGAGCCACAAATGCGGTTTCAGTAGATTTGATCTTCCAATATAGAATGACTGATTACTATGGTATAGCTGACAGTACAGTTTCAACAACTGCAACTGCTGCAAATAACACTGGTAGAATTGGTGGTATCTATAGCAATACTTTAACAAACATCACTTATTCTAAAAAGATAGGTATCGATATTTTAGATGCTGCTGGAAATTCATTCCAGTTTGACGTCGAAGTTTACGCGAAATACAAACAAGAGGGTTCTTCTTCTACAAACGTAACGAGTGCAATGTTAAATAACTACAATGCACCTTCTTCAGGCGGAGGAGGTTGTCCTACACCAAACATGAGAATCTTAACTGGATCTAATACCTTAGTACCAGCAGGAGACTTAAAGATTGGTGATCTAGTTTACACTAAACACGAATTAACAGGAGTATGGGGAACATATCCATTGATTAATACATCGAGAGGAATTCAACCAATCGTATTAGTTAGCGCAGGTGGAAGCAATGTTACAGTTTCTAATTCACATAAATTCTTAACTGAAGCTGGAGAATACGTTTCGATCTCAGATCTACACGTTGGAGATAAGATCCAATCAGAAAATGGAATTGTTACAATCACATACAAACAGGCGGTTGGTAACGCAGAAATAGTTAAACTTGAAATTGGAAATGCACATACGTATGTTGTTGAAGGATTAGTTTCCCACAATAAGAATACCGGTCAGTTTGCTGATTCTAATGACTTTTCAACACCAGGTGAAATGTCAGTACTGAGATAACCCAGACGTCTCCTTCATTTCTTGATATATAATTAACAACGAATAGAAGGAAAACTGATGAGTATAACAACAAACTTTGATGCGTCTGAGAATAATCTAGACGCTCTATCATTTGGTTTATTAAGAACCAATCCCGTATTAACTACGAACGTAAAATTAGTAGTTGACTCTACTGGATCCATTTATATGGATTCAATTGACGCGAATAGTACTCTCTCAAATTCTGCATTTAAAAAGTTTCCAATCAATTCTGGAGGATCATACTCGCAAGATCTTTCTGCATTCTATTCTACTGCTCCGAATTCTATTAAATACGATGTTTTAAGAGAAGATTCTGATCTGAGTGTTTATGGAGATTATGCAAAGCAATATGAATCTCAATATCAGTACGGTGCCTTCTTTAATACTTCAAAATTTTATTTAGAACAATATAGATTCTTTGCTCCTATTTGGTTGGAAAAGAATACACCTTCTTACTTTGTAATTTATAGAGTTGAAGATGTTGACTACTCTAAACAAATGGATACGACAATATCATCACAAAACACAAGAGTGATGGAATTGTTAAGCAAGGCTACGATCGTTACTTCATTTGATTTAACTACAAAAACTGGAATTGGTAAATATATTAGTACTCATATAAATGATTCTAATTTTCCAGATGCTGCAATAACACAGAACTTTGATCCATCGCAACCTACTATTTTTAGCGGTATCGATACGGCAAAGGGTGGTTTTGTTAATAGAAATGAATACACGAATAAAGATCTTATCGTTGATAAGATAGAAATCTTAAATAATAATCTTTTAACTTCTGGTTTTCAAAGAAATGATATCGCAGTTGCAAACATATTAAATCTTGAATTTTTATTCAATGATCCAACTGCAGAAACCTATAAGATTTATAGATATTTTGGTTTATATGTTGATGCAATCCAAGAAGGACAATTTACAACATACGATCTGGTTAAAAATGATTCAACTGAAATCTTAAAGATTGAGGCTGATTCGGTTTCTACTTTATATCCTTTATCAAATGGTTTGACTCATCAAGATATGTTCTTGAATCAAAGTGATTTATCAATTCCAACCCTAAACTGGGTAAAATCTGGAGTTGGTAATTTCTTTCATATCAGAAATGGTGTTGGATTTAATAATACTCAATATCTACCGGTTTCATTAAATGGAGCAAGTCTTAATGAATTTACGGATATGGTTAAACAATCTTCGATTCAAATTGAAGAGTTTGGAGTTAACCTAAATGATTTTATCGATCTTCAAATAATCGACACTCCACACGATGGTGATAAAATATTTATTGCACCCAAATCAGAATTGAAAGGCTTTGATTATAAGTTGCACGGATTTGAGTTTACTGCAATAGCTAATTTACCAATTGGCAAATTTACTGAGAATACCTACTCAATCCACGGTACACCGAGTGATATTGCAAGTGCCCTAGCTGGATCAATTAATCTATCAGAGCTTCCTTATACGGTTCAACAGATCGGAGATAGAATAATTTTACAAGATTATGGAGTTGGAAATAATAGAAAATTGACCGCATTAGGTATTTTAAATGGTAATATTTCTGATTTCATTCAAATAAATGTAGGTCTACAGAATAATATTGGTTTAACAAATTCAATACTTCCAGTAGGATCGCATACTGATTTTACTCAATGGACTATATGGACTCCAACCGGAGGAGCAATACAAAATAGAGCAGTTTTGGTAAAGAATCAAAACAAAGGAACTGTTGCTGTTGGTGAATTCTTAATGAGTTCTACTTCAAATACATTCTCTAAAATTACTCAAATTATTGCTGATCCATTTTTAACTGCTACGAGCAGAATCATTTTAGAAAATGTAATAGATGTACCGAAATCTAAAGTATTAAACGTATACGCTGAATCTTTTACGACATACGGTAAATTTAGTGCATATGCAATTAAAGACTTTGACTTTGATTTTTATGACACTTCTAATTCTAATTTAGGTGAATTATCGTTTGAGGACCTTTTATTAAGTTCTTCTTATTATAATAATTATGCGGGCGCATGTAGCTCTAATTTTACAGAGGAAGCATCTTCATATTTTCCAACACTGTATTCAGTTTTGCAACCGGAAATAGTTAATAGAAGATCAACAATAACTGATCTATCCCAGGATGCTACTTTAATTATTAAAGATGTAACTGCAGATTCTGAATATGATAGACTTTATGAAAATGAATTAAAAGAAACTGCAATTTTAAGTAGGATGGTTCCTACAATAAATAAGTTTGCTCTTAAGGATGCATTTAATGCAAGGATGAAACCATATCTTTTAAATGTTAATGAGGCATTTGGAACTGACAATATATCTCCTGATATTCAGAGCGGAAAATCTAGAAATCCATTAGACTATAGCATGGAACACTTTCATATCTATGGAATCCCTACTATTTTTAAAGATACAGATTCAAATATTAATGAGTTGGATAGTTATATTGGATATGATTCTATTCTATTGAATTCAAATAATCCAGAATTAAATGTTGCAAATTTAAAAAGTTATACAAATGATTACTTTAGCAAATATTTTATTTGGGATGGAGCATTTAGAGATACAGTTTCAGTTACAAAAATAACAACTGGATCAGTTACCTTAATTTATTTTAGTGATATCGTTTCTTCAACTATTTTAACGTCTTCGACTACGGTAGTTAGATTAGATGGTGCAATTATAACGCTTCCAAGTGCTGGAAATATTTCAACAGTAGATGGAGCATCAATATTAAGCTTTTCTGGATCAAATCCAGGTTTTTCAATAAATGATTTATTTTTAAAAGATCAAATTTCTTTTGTAAAAGATAGATCTAAAAAGTTGTACTCTAACTTCGATAAAGGATCTCAATATAAATTTGCATCGACAGTATTTAGAGGTTTAAGATATACTTACAAGGCAAGAAAGGAATTCAATAAGGTTAATCCTACTGAATTTATTAGTAATACATTAGTGAATGATTATAAATTTGGTTCAGTAATTAATTTAACAGATGCGACATCAAACGAATATTCTATTGATGTTATTAAAAATGATGCATTTGATTTTATTTGTATCTATATTAACTTACAATTAAATCCAAATGATGTAAACGAATTGACTAGAAAGGTTCTGTATGAATTGGTACACTCTAAATTAAATGGAACTTACAATAATTCTGCAATGAGTGGCACATTAGATTTAAAACATGCAGCATGGACAAATGGTCCAGTAACCGTAAATGGAATTCCAGATAATTTGGGAAATCAAACTAAATTTGAAAGTCAATTAACTCTTACCGAAAGTGGAGGATATTCATATTTGGTTTTTAACTGGCCATTAAATGGTTCAGATCAATATGCATTAAAAGTTCTAAGTGTTTCTAATGATTCATCAATTATTGTAGATGGATATCCTAGAGTATGGGCAAATGGATCATTAGGTACAGAGTGGACTGGTGTTGCAGGTATTTCTATTAATGAACAGAGCGTAATACCATACACCTACATCGGTGGAGGTTATAATGCATTTAAATCTATATTAGAATCTTTACAGGCATCGAGCTTTGCAAATTTATTTAATCAATTTTCAACAAATATTAATTATACAACAATTAGCGCTGATGGAACAGAATCAGTAAATAATTTTGTATTAGAAATCGATAATGGTACTGCATTTGCAAAGGCTTCTTACATTGAACCTTCTGTGGATTCAGATAAACCTAATTCATACAAAATTACATCACAGGATGTCGGTAAGATTATTACTGAAAGAAGTGATCCATATTTTACGGCGATGCGAAGAATGAATGGTTTATATAACCCATTGGTAAAAGATGTTGTTGCATTCACAGATATTTTTACAGAATACAAAGCTTATGATACTAGCGGATCGGTAGATTATAGAAAGAAATTAATCTACGATAAATTTAATAGATTAGGAATCGCATTTGATACCTATATTTCTACAAATGAAAATGGATTTGGTCTATTATATAACTATTATTTCCATAAAGTAAATCCAGAGGCACCTGATTCTACATTGAAATTGTCAACATCATCTGATAAATTACCTCTATATCCAAAAATTGGTGAGATCGCGATTGATAAGAAAACGATGAATGTTTTAGAATCTAAGTATTCTCCAACATATTTTACAAAAGCTTCTCCGAATAATATTTCTTCGACGGCATATGGAACCCTAAGTCCTATTGAAAAGACAGCGTTCTTGGCATCGACGATAATGAAGGTTGAAAGTCAATATCAAATAACTAATTTTACTTCGATGAACGTTAGTTCATTGGATCAAATGAATACGATTAGAACAAATGATTCAGAAACCAGTTCGATAGTTTGGTTCGAAGATACGGACAAAGTATATGCCGACGTTTACATTAAAAAATCTATGTTTGCTAAATTATTAGCAGATGGTATTAAATATAAATTCGATGACTATGTTAGTGCTAATCATTCATACGGTGATGTAACGACAACCCTGGATGATCTTATAGTTTATACTGATAATAATATTGTACCAAGATTTAATTTAGGCAGCATTGTTGTATATGCCAGAGAGGGTAAAGATATTTCAACAGAATTTTTAAGTGTTGATAATCCATCATTGATTGATACCTCAGTATATACAATGCAAACCAATTATCAGACTCAGACATTTCCTACGGATCGACTTGGATTTAGACTAATATATAATAAGAGGCCAGGTTATAATTATCAATTTGAGCTCCTAGTCAATATAATTTCTTAACATGTCAATAATAATTACAGAAATATACAATTCAGATGCCGATGGATCTGGCGTATTTTTATCACCCGAAAAGGTTGAAAAAATAAATGCTAACTTCCAGCAGATTGAATTGAATCATGGAGGACCAAATGGTCCACAAGGAGCGCAAGGTGACCCTGGAGATGATGGATCCAAAGGAACAACCGGAGCGCAAGGTGACCCTGGAGATGATGGATTTGCTGGACCACAAGGAGATGAAGGACAATCGGTTTGGTTAAAGAATACACTTATAACAAGCGATAATGATACCCTAAAGACAAATCAATTTGGAAAGTTAAATCCAACCACGATTGAAATTGGAGTGTCAAGCTCATCAGCAGATTATAACAATCCGACTACCAGATTAAAAACTTTACATACTTCTGATAAGAACACATATAACCTTTCTTTAAAAACTTCAGATTCTGATAATAGATCTCATTATAATTTTTATTATGATTCAGTTGGATCACAAATAGTTTTAGAAGAGAGCTTTGATGAAAATGCATCTGGAATTTTGGTGGATGCTGCATCGCAACATAATTATTCTGGTTTTATTGAAATTGATGGTGGATTAACAAGTTCAGTTGATTCAATTTTAAATTCAGGATCAGAGATGCACATAGGTGCTCAATTTAATGTAGCGAGTCCAGTTGCAAACTATGTTGTAAGATCTTCAGATAGTAGTGGGAGCGTAAGTTGGGCAAGATTAAGAGATTTAATCGCGTTGTTTCCAATCGGATCAATTATTGGAATCGATCCTTCGTATTTTAATTCAACTAATTTTTATTTAAACGAGACAATACAACAAACAGGAACTCCAATTCTACAAAATAGAACCGGAGCCGGTATGGCAAACACCCTTTTCGAAGGATGGTATGCATGTAATGGACAAACCTGGACTATTGGAACTCTTAATTATACTCTTCCAAACATAAATGCATTTAAATATAACATTGCATCAAATGACGGAGGACAGACAGAACAAACATTTGGACCTGCAGATCTTTCAATGCTTGCAGGCGCAGAAGTTACGCTAACAATGCCGTATTCCAGTGGATATACAATCACTTCGACAATTGTAGATTTTGCAAGCACTGGAGAACCAGGAGTGATAGATTTTCCGAATACTGGAACTGAATATGGAGATACAAAATTGATCTATATATGTTATTTAGGACAAACTGGATTTACATGGGAAACTGGAAGTTATGTTCCTCCTACATTAAATAATATTGATTTAGGTTATGATACAAGTTCTCAAGCATCTGCATGCGCTGCTGGAACAAATACATTTAAAGCAGATTTTTCTGTAGAAGATTGGACGAATTTAAGTAACAATCTTATTGGTCTGCATCTTTATAATATTGATGGAGTAACTCTTGCAACATCTGGTTTTTACAGTTACGGCGGAGTGGTTAGATATTGGGTTTCTCCTGCGTTTAATGGTTCAAATTATGTTGGATCATGTCCAACAACATCTCAGATATTAAATGCGATGCATAGCGCAGTTATTTTTGATCTAAATTATTCAAATGGAAATCCTCCAACTGGATTTAATGTTACTTTATATGGTGATAATTCAAATTTAATTAGTGCTACCAAATTATTTACAAATGCACAAGGAACAATTCCAGCACCGACAGGTTGGTACAGAGTCGGTACACTATTAAGATTCTGGGATAATGGATTAAATTCATTTGATGGAACAAATATAGATGGAACCATAATAATGAATGCAAATAGAGGTGTACCAGATGCACCGGTCACAGGATTTACATGTGTACAATCCGCAACGGCATCAAATGCATGTTTGGGTTTTGGAACTCAAATGTTTGTTTATACACTATTGGGTAATTTAGAAAATACAGCAGATTCAACACTAACTGCATATATAAATTCAAATAGTGATTCTACTGCCGAAGGAACAGAAGCAATGTTGCAAATAACACAAGGATATTACTATAGCGATTGGGTAGTAGATATTGAAGGAACAGTGTATAATAGGTTTTCAATAAGCAATGGAATATTAGGCATCAAAAATACTTGCACATAATTAAAATAGATACATAGCTATATAGAAAAAGATATACAAACATGATTGACAATCTTAAAGAAATATTAAATACCGATTCTGATCAGCAAAAGTTGGACAAGATTAATTATAATTTTGACCAAATTTTGGTGAATGGCGGTGGACCAATCGGATCCCAAGGCGCTCAAGGTGCTCAGGGTTTTGATGGTTTGACTGGTGATACCGGTCCACAGGGAGCTCAAGGTTCAACAGGACCTCAAGGTGCTCAAGGTACAATCGGTTCAGAATATTGGAATTCAAATATTGGAAGTAACAATGATACTTTAGTACCGATCCAGGTAAGCGGAAAGATAAATCCACCGACCATTATGATTGGTGTTGATTCAACTGATCCTATTTATGGAGATGTGATTTCTGATACGGCGATGTTGGTAAATAAAAAGTCTAATGTTTATATCGATAACATACAAATGACTGATGACAGCGTAAATGCAGTTACCGCAGCAACTAGCTTCTTAAGAATTGAACTTGGTTCCGGAAATGTAGTTACAAAAACAGAAGGATTTGATAATACAACAATAGCAACTCTTTCTAAAAAGAATGCATCTAAATATATTTTTTCTGATGGTACCAATGACATCGTTACCATAAATGCAAGTCAATTACTTGCAAATACACCAGCAATCTTTAATGCAGGAGCAACAATAAATAACTACTTAAAAGTTAATGTTGGATCACCTGCTTCTGGACAAATTCTAGCTAGTACTGATACAAATGGTACCGTAGCTTGGAAATCAGTTTCAGATTTAGGAGGTTCAGTTCCAATTGGTACAATCATTCCAATCTTAACATCTGTTTTTACAAACACTAGTAATTTTGCGCAAAGCGTTACATTACCATCAGATTCTGATGTATTAGAAGTTGCGTATGGTAGAGGTATTGGAAACTATGCAGGATGGTATCTTTCAAATGGTAAAACATGGGAGAATGGTGCTACTTCATTTTCAACGGTAGATCTTTGTTCATTTAGTTATACAATTGATAATAACACAAATAGACCTGCGGGATCCGGTCAAGGAGCTGCATCGGTAACAAATAGCATCATTGCAATACCAGGAGGTTCAGATACATCGATGGCTGCAGCTTACGCTTCTCCTACATATACAATAACAACAACGCTAAATACCGCAACAGATAATATCTACACTGCTGGAAGTGGAACGCAATACAACCTATACAAAATGGTGTACATTGTTTATTTAGGAGCTGATAATTTATATTGGGAAGATGCTGGAAACCAAGGAGGATCAGGATCTAATGTAACATTCACAAATATAACGCTTTTAAATAATACTAATAATACAACTGATTCTTGTAGTGGTACACCTGCTGGATATGACATTGTAATACCTTCTACGAATTCAACATTTGCAGCATGGCAAGCTTACAATAATTCAACGTTCCCAACGGCATGGAGAGATGATACACTTGCATTTTCTGAAACTGGTTCTACGGTATATGTTTATTATACAGGTACAACAAATAAAGTATCTTCAGGATATTATGCAATCAATGGATATATCAGATACGTTACTTCTGGAGTATTGATTGGAAATCCAATTGGTACATTAGAGGGAACAAATGCAATGACATGTGTAAATGCGGTTGCAGAATTTGATAACGTTGGATCTGGTGTTCATACATATACGACTTCAGCGAACACAACAATTACGATGTACGCATCTAAAACATTATTACCCGTAGGATACGATGCTGGTCCATCATATCAATGGGAAAGAAGTGCAGACAGTGGAACAACATGGAGTAATGTTGTAGGGGCAACGGGTGCAACGTATGATGCAAATGAATCAGCAGTAGGAACTTATTTATACAGAGTATTGATTAGATTGCAAGACAATAGTGCAGTACCTCCATCATACGGAGTATATTTCCAATCAAATGCAATATCATTAATTGTAGCTGCTCCATATACTATTTTAGGTCCAACATATGTTGATCTAGATAATACAAACGTCGGTGGAGTTATCAATGTACAAAATGCTCCAGTAACAATAACATTAAAAACGTTTGGTGGTGCAAGTTCTGGACATTGGACAAGTTCACAATTAAATATAAGTGGAATTGGACAGGTGAATGGATATGCAGACGGATATTTAACAGATACGCAAACCCTTGATATATCTTCAAATGGAACTTATTCATATACATTAATTTTAACAGGGCATAATGGTTCTGCTGGCAATAATGCATCAATATCTTAATTCTTTAATCTATGTTAAATTTAAATCTTACACGAAACACAATTATTTTTGTAGTAGTAGCTCTTTTTATTCTACTATTTCTAAGAGAGTGTAATTCAAATTCAAATTTGAAACAACAATTAGTAGCCGCGAATACAACCGCAACTACCAATTATAATAACCTATTAGCAGCACAAGATACCATCAAGGTATATAAAAATACTGCTGGAGATTTGGTAGCTGAAAAAAGAAGTTACACTTTTGATACTGAAAATTTTGAAAAACAATATTCAAAATTAAGTAATCAATATTCAACTGCTCTATCTTTAAACAAAAATTTGTCTAACGTTAATTCACTTTTAAAATCTCAATTGACTTTAAAAGATACAATTAAAGTTTCTGGATCGATCGCTACAATTAATGATACAACAGATGTTTTTAAGATCAATGATTTTAAAGATTATGGAAATGGAAACAATAGAACATTTAATGGAAACGTGAAGTTTTCTTTTATTAAAAATAAATTTAGTGTTCAAAATTCAGAGTTTGATATTCAAGAAAATATTAAATTGTATGCAGACATACAAGACAATAATGGTTACAAGTCTCTTAAAATGAGTACTTCTTATCCTGGAATTAAATTTGATTCTATTGAAAATATAAACTTGATAAATAATAAACTAAACGAAAAAATCCAAAAGAAAGCAAGATGGTCGATCGGATTTGGGGTTGGCTATGGCGCATCTTTAATCAATGGACAAATAATACAATTCGGACCGACTATCGGAGTTGGATTGTACTGGAGTCCTAAGTTTTTACAATTTTAAAATAATAAAAAAGAATGGCTCAATCTTCTAAATTTTTAAGGTTAGATCCGGATGTCTTATTAGAATTCATCTATCACGATCAATCGAATCCTACTGCTACTGAAATTACAGTTGGCAATAGCGGAAGCCATGTCAAATTTTTAAATACTATAGCATCTGACAATACTCAAACCCGTTATTTAATAAATGAATTGGGTGGAGATGTTGTTAACTTTACAGTTACGTTAAATGGTGCATACATCGTTATTAACGATTTTGCGTCGAGAGAATTACAATTACAAAACGGAAATACTTATATTTTTAACCTTTCAGCATTACCAACACCATCAAACTTTGTAATAAGTGGAGGTGGAAGTTTAACAGTGCAAGGAACTAACTTGATTTATTCTCCAAATACAAATGGAACATATCAATATTCATATACTGGAGCAGCAAATGTAAATTACAATGCTGGAACCATTCAAGTTAGAAACAAAGTAAATCCTTACTATACTTTACCAGAACAAGAAACTGGAAACACCATTAAAACTGGAGTTGGAGAGGTTGGAAGATATTATGCGATTGTTGATAACACTGACGGTACCCGTTTTGCCTTATTGGACAATGCATTAACTTATCTTTCTGATCCAAGCTGGACTGGTACAACTGCTCAAAATTTAACGTATCAAACGATTACTAACAATTTAGTAAATTATGATACCGTTAGACTACACTTAAGAACTGGATTCTCATTTGGAGCAAGAGGCTTACAGGGTTTTATCTTTCAAATTAAATCAAAGAGAAACTCTGGAATCTATAACTTCTTTACCTCTTTAGCGTACTTGAATTTTTCAAGTTATGAAGTTCAGAATCCTTCACCATTTGTTTTAGCTGGAACTCCATTCTCTAAATTTATCGAAGTTAAAGTTCCATCATTGGTGGATATGTTTAATTCAGCGATCAATTTAGATTTTGAAACTGCGTTCTTTGGATCAGCAGATCCTACAAGTTCGATAGCATTAAATCCAACTGCAAACTATGAAATTGCATTTAAATTAATTAATAGCTTAGTACAAGTTAATAATGTTTATTATGCAGATACTGGCCATGAAACTGATGTTACTATTGCACAGCAAGATGAATATCAAGATATTACTGCAGTAATCGCAGAAGCTGGAGATGGAGATTACTTTCAATTATATGGAGAAAAAGATGGTTCAATATCTAACTTCTCTCAATATATTTTAAATAGATTGACTACTAGTAGCGATGACATCACTGTATTTTATGATATTGAAATCTTAGAACAAATTGGTTTGGCTTTTGCTTCAACCTTTACAGGTTCGTATGTTCAAACTCAAAACTTTGATACTCCAATTAATTTTAGACCAATAATTCAAAATGCAAATATTGCAGCTTCATTTATGATTAATTTGAATTTAAGAATCTACAATGAAACTGATAATACTCAAATATTAAAGCAAGCTTCTTTAATCTATAATAAGCCATCGAAATATGGCAAAAAGATGTTGCAACTTGGTATTGGAAATAATGTAGTGAACAAGGTTTATAACACGATCGTATCTACTGCAGCAACAGGAGCAATAGAAACCTTTATCAATTCAATTAGACCTACTGTTGGAGAAACCAGATACGTTCCAGTTGCAGTTGAAACTGTAAATATAATGGCTGGAAATTCTCAAGCTACTTTAAACGGTACCACAATAACAACAACAAGCCCATTAAATTATCAACCGCAAGGATCTGGTGTTATGACCCTTTCTAAAGTTGCAGATAATTTTATTAAATTTATAATTGCTCAACAAACAGGAGATTCGATGACTGCAGTTTCATTAGTGAATGCAGATTCAGTGAATCTTTTAATTAAGAGTGGCTCAGTAGAACAAAGCATTGCCGCAGACTATACATTTCCAGATATCGATCTAAGCAAAGGAGAGGTAATATTTAAAATACCGAAATCAGTTGCAACGAGATTCGATCAACCTGATGTGAATGCAGCAAATGATAAGTTCTACATTAACTTAACGAATGGTGGAAGTTCTTCAACCTTATATTACGGAATAGTCAACATTGTATAATGATATTAAATAGTAGAAATAATTTATTCAACTTCCAGTTCCCAAGGAACTTTGTACCTAAGGAAGTATCTGATCAATACTCAAAGTATTTGAACAGGATGCCTGGTAATATTATTACGGAGCCGATAGATTTTGTAAATTATGCAGTGCAAGGAATTAATCTTCCAGGTTTAACGTATGAGCCGACCACCCAACAAAATTTTGATGGTACCATAAGATACTTTAGAGGATCTCAACCAATACAAAATTTGATACAAAGAGAATTTACAGTAACAATGCAATTGCTTGATGGATTTATCAATTATTGGATCATGAGAGACACTATGTTGTATTACTATTCTCAGGGTGAAAATGAGCCATACATTGAAGATTTAAAATTACAATTGCTAGATGCTGAAGGTATCGCATTGGCTTCAGTTCTTTTTGAAAGACCTCTACTAAAAGAAATTTCAGAACTAGATCTTAACATGAGCAGCAATACTGCAGAATTTAATACGTTCACATGCCAATTCCAATACAATAGATACAGTGTTATCCTAGAAATAGACTAATATATAGAATATGAAACAAGATTTTAAAACGTTCGAAGATTATCTAAACGAGCAAAATGTTACCGATAAAGAATGGGGAATGTTACGTGAGTCATTGACTTCGGAACTAACTCCGCAATTGGAAAGCAAAATTGATCTTGCGATTGATGAATTTATGAGCAACTATACCGATGCGAATGGAGTTATTGATATCGAAAGATTCAATGAAGAACTTACAAATGAAGGTATCTTAGGTTCAATCATCGGCGGACTAACTGGATTTGCTCTTGGATCTACAGTTGGTAAAATAGTTGCTAGAGCATTAGGCGTACAATCTGGATTATTGTATGATTTATTAACATCAAGATTAGTTGGTGCCGCAGTCGGTGCAGCTCTTGGCAATAGAATCTAATATGAACATAGTCGCAATCGACTTTTCACTTAACTCTCCTGGTATCGTAGTTCGAACTCATGAAAATGAGCTCAAATTCTTGTCTTATATGAAAGCTGGTGGTACCAAGTCAGAAATTAGGATGCAGGAAGAGTTAACTCTGCAAAATGATATAGACTTTAAGATTCAACCCGGATTTGAAACCAGTAAAGAGTTCTCCGAAAGAGAGTTAACCAAATTGAATCGGTACATTACTATGGCTGAAGACATGATCGAAATGATTATCTCGGCTGGAGTTGCAACTGATTCACATACGATCTTTGCATTCGAAGGTGTTTCTTATGGTAGTGGGGGTGGAGGAACCAATAATTTAATCGATCTAGCGGCGGCTGCAGCCATCTTTAAATATTCTTTATTAATTCGGTTTCAGCATCCTGATAATAATATTCTTACGGTAGCTCCGACTTCGATCAAGAAGCATGCTGGTGGGGGTAGATTAAAGAAAAGAGAGCTCTGGGATGTTTTTGTTCAAAATACATTAGAAGACGATTCTCTGTCGGGAAGCGGTGTTTGGAAGTTCGCGGTAGCGCTTGAAGTCGGTGCTAAGGTCCCGAAGCCCTTTGATGATTTGGTGGACGCCTATTTCCTGTCCCTGTATATCCAGTCTCTGGCTTTAAGCCCCTCCTAGAACCCTTTCAACCAATGGAACCATAACTTATATTCTGTGTAGGCCCTTTTGTTTCAAGATTCTTAAAGTTTTTTTAAAGTATTTTGGGAAACAATAAGAGAGTGAGATATATAATATGTATGGAAAATCAAGTATTCGATTTAGATTCATCATTAAACTCATCAGATCATTTTGACCTATTCGACGCGTTAGCAAAAATGGTTTCTCTTAATAAGATCACATCTATTGAGATGGAAGATCTATTGAGTAAATCTGGCCTAATTAAAATAAAGGCAGGTCAATATAAGAACGAAGATGGTGATTTATTGTTTATGAATGTGAAACAATAGGAAGATTCTCCTTATAATTAAAGTTATCAACGATTAAACGTTTAACGAATTAACCAATTTAAAGAAAATTAAAGTATTAAAGACATGGCAGATTTTGACATCTTCAATCTCGGGGTCAATGATGTTGACACCCACGAAACCCAATCATCTGGTTCAGGTAATGACCTTTACAAACCAGCAGCCGATCAAGGCAAAGACGGAACTTACAAAGCACTTATTAGATTTGTTCCAAACCCAACCAACCCCCGCAATTCATTAATTAAGAAGTACGTGCATTGGCTTAAAGATGCCGGCGGTGAAGGTAAATTAGTTGATTCTCCATCCTCTATTGGCGAAAAATGTCCAATCGCAGATGCATTCTTCAAGTTACGTAAATCTGATTCAGCAGTGGATCGTAAGATGAGCGAAACATTAAAGAGAAGAGAACAATATTATGCATTGGTTAAAATCATCAAAGATCCTCAGTTCCCAGAATTTGAAGGTACTTACAAGGTATTCAAATTTGGTTACAAAATCAAAGAGAAGATCGATGAAGAATTAAAACCAGCATTCGGTGAACCAACCCAGGTATTTGACCTATTCCAAGGTAAGAACTTCGAATTGATTATCACCCGTCAAGGTGACTATAACAATTATGATAAGTCTAAATTCTCAGCAACAAAAAGTGCTCTTTTAATTAAAGGTACTCCAGCTGAAAAGAATGCAGAGAACATGGCTGCAATCAGAGCCGAATTAGATAAAGCTCCAACATTAACTCCATACGAATTTAAAGCATGGGATGATGAAACAAGAGACTTTGTTAATTCAATCTTAAGACAGTATTTAAATCCAGGAAGCGCAATGGATGAAATCGTAAGTAGCAGAAAATCTGCAAAGACTGCAGCACCAGTTGCTGAAAGCACAGATGATTTCTCTTTCGATACAACTCCAACTACAACTGCTACTGCAACGAAACCTACAAAGGCAGCGGCTCCAGCAGCAAACGTAGAATCTTCTGATGATTTAGACTCTTTTTTGAATGACCTCGACTTATAAAATATCAGAAGA